GGTGGCGGCACCGACACCGTGGTCTATTCCGGCAACCGGTCCTCGTTCACGGTGACCGGGAACACCACGTCATCGACGGTGGGAAAACCCGGTGGCGCCACCGATACCCTGGCCGCTGTTCGGTTCATCCAATTCGACAATTTGACCTGTGATATGGATGTCGGCTGCGGGGAGGTGGGGACGGGATGGCGCCCCCGACGTGCTGCGAACGACAATCATAAAGCGGCGGCAAACGACAATGGGATGAGGCCTATGATAGCTCAGCGCTCACGTCGTTCAGGTCGACTTTGATAGATATCGCATTTTTGATCGCATCCCTCCGCAAGGTCGACCGCAAGGGCTGCAGCCTCACTTCTGCAGCGGCTTGATCTTTCTGAGCTCGGCTTTCATGGCCGCGCCCGCGTGCCACAGATCATAGTCGTTCTGCAGCCGCTGCCAGATCTCCGGCCCATTACCGAAGTACACGCCGAAGCGCAGCGCCGTCTCCGGCGTCACCGGGCTCTTGCCGGTGAGCACCTTGCTCAAGCCGGTCGGCGACAGGCCGATGGCCTTGGCGGCCTGGCGCAGCGAGACCTGCCGCTCCTCGAGGACGTCGGCGGCGACCGCGCCGGGATGCAGCGGCGCTACCTTACGCGGGCGGGCGGGATAGGTCGCCATCGGGAGGTCTCCGGCCGGCGGCGGCCGGAGCCTCTCCGCCGGGTCAGTGTGGTTGCTCAAGATCGACATCGTGGGCCTCCCCATTAATCCAATCGAAGGTGATCCGCCAGTGTCCGGACACCGAGATCGACCACTTGTTCGCCCATTTGCCTTCCCACTTGTGCAGCTCGTAACCAGGAAGGTGAAGCTGCCGCAGGTCCGTCGCTTGGTTTAGCGATGTGAGCCGTGCGAGGCAGCGTCTTTGCAGCTTGGTATCGATGCGGCGCGCCGTTCCGGTTTCGAACAACTCCCGTAGTGGTGCGCTTTTCCAGCTCCTGATCATGACGCCCGTGCCCCCCGTCTCTTGTGTGCTCTAATAGAGCACAGTCGGGGAGGTGTGTCAACTAGTAGAGCACAGTGCGACACAATGACTCGGGCCTAGTCCTTTTGGATCTGGACGAAGCCCACACCACGCAGGCGCTCGGCTAAGGCGTCGAAGTGTTCATCGCGGCGGCCTTGCCGCGCAACCTCGCGATCGAGCGGCTGCCGCGTCACCCCGCGATAGATCGCATCGCTGACGTTGGCCACCACTTTCGCGATCATCAGATTCAGCGCCATATAGGCGAGCAGCAGGCCTGCCCACCAGGCGCCATGGATTGGAAGCGCGAAGGCGATGACGGCGAGGATCCCGTAGGCGGCGGCACGGAACAGCAGGCGGCCCTCGGGGATGATGTTGCGGGCCAGCGCCATAATAAGGTGTTCCGGGAGTTTTTCCGGGACTCTGGGTCCCGAAATATCCCCGTAGCGCCCGTTCGTGCCCGTTGCGTTCCCGGTGGGGCAGCGAGGCGCTGGCGGCGCGGCACCCAGGAAGTGCCGATGAATGTTGGATTTGTTGGCGTCGGGACTGGCGACCCCGGGAGGACTCGAACCTCCGACCAACAGCTTAGAAGGCTCTTGTTGTGCTCGCATGTTCTATCGCCTCTTCAAGGCCTTGGCCGGTGCTTCCCTTGCCCTCCGGGACTCCTTACGGGACGAAATGTCGGCCGCGGTCTTTTCCATGCCGGCGCGGACGTCTTCGAGGAGAACGTCGGCATAGAAGCGGGCGGTGGTCGAGATGTCGCTGTGGCGTAGCAGCTGCTGGACGCTCTTGAGGTTGCCGGTGGCGCGCAGATGTCGCCGGCCGGTCGTGTGCCGCAGATCGTGAAAACGCCCATGGGCGCCCGCCTTCTTCCAGTTGCGGCGCCGATGTGAGGTGAGCCCCCAATAGGTGATCGGGTAGCGCTGGCCTTTGATGTAGCGCACGCCGTTCGGCCGGCGTTGTGTCTGCATCGCCTCGAAGGTGAAGACGTGCAGCGGATCTCGCTCGCGCTCGGCCCACAGGATCTCGTAGGCTTCGCGCGTCAGCGGTAGCACCGCAGGCTTGTCACCCTTGCCGACGATCCTGATCTCGGCGGCGTCGAAGTCGACCTGCGGCCAGATCAGCAGCGCTTCCTTGAGGCGCAACCCCATGATGGTCGCGAACCGCCGGCAGGGCTGGTAGTCGGCGCGCTCTTGGGCGTCGAGCGCGTCCTCGGTGGCGAGCGACAGCTCTTCGATCGGCCGCCTGATCTCCTTCAGGACAAGCTTGCCCCATTTGGGCTCGCGCAGGATCACGACGTTCCAAAGGTCGACGGCGCGGCGCGTCACACGGCGCAGCAGCATCGGCACGGTGCGATTGACTGTGCGGGCGCCGATCGGGCGATACAGTTGCTTGCCGTCGTCATCGCGGCCGGCCGGCACCACATGCAGGCGCCTGGCGGTCATGGCCTTGGTTACATCGTCGGCGGTGACGTCGTGCAGCAGCGTCTTGGCCCCGAGCTCGTCGCGCAGCCAGTCGAGTCTGGTTCTCAGATCCGTCTCAGAGAGGTGCTCCCCGATTTCGGTCCACCAGCGATCGAACGCGTTCGCGACCGTCATCGGCCTCCGTCCGGAACGCCGAATCTCTTCAACAAGACGCTCGGCCGCCCGACACTCTTCCTTTTCGACCGCTTCGGCTTCGCGCCTGGGCTTTGTCTTCTTGATGCCGGTCGATCCGGAAAATCGATAACCACTGCGGACGAAATCGAACTGCCAGAACGGTGAGTTCCGGTGCTTGTAGACGGACATGCGCCCACTCCCTCGCAGCTCGTGCGCCGATAATATTCGGCGACGTCGGCCAGCGTGAACACGCGATGCTGCCGCTTGCGGCCGCGGCCCTTGACGTGCCAGGGCATCAGGCCATCCGTGCAGAGCCCGCGCAAGGTCTTGACATCGACCTTGAGCAAGGGGGCGAGCTCGGCCGGGGGCAGGCAGCTATGTCCCTCGAACGCCAGGCGGACGCGTTCTGGAATTACTGGGTCGTTCATCCGCCCATCCCCGCAACCAGCCGATCGGCAGCGTCAGCGAGCGCCGTCCGCGCATACCAGCGACCCTTATACCGGGTGAGTGATGCGGCAGATCGGAGGCCGCGATTATTGGCGCTGACTGATACAATCTCCCTGGCCTTGAGGATGGTGATCGTGCCGTCACGGATAATGATGCTGGGTGACGGGCTTAGGACTTCCGAGCGCCTCACCCATCCCACGATGGTGTGCAACAAAGGCTCCTCGAGCATCGCGATCATGGCGTCGCGTGCGGAATCGGAGAGGCCACACATTGGTGCGCGGGTCTGGGTGGGCTCGGTGGTCATGATCTCACGCGTTACCAGAGGGTTCGATGGTGCTGAGCCGCTGCTCGGCGAGGCGTTCCTTGACGTGCAGCATCACCTCGTCGAGCACGACCTCATCGCCGCCGAGCTTGACCGCCATCAGAACGACGCCGAGGATCACGCTCTCCAGCAGCACCATGACGTCGGTGAGCTGGCCGCCCGCTTCCAACGGCGGCTTGACGATCGACGCGACGATCTTGCCGGCGAGCTCGTTGTGAATTTCATGTTGAGCGCTCATCGCGGATACTCATTCGGAAATTGCCCGGAGGTTCGATCGGCACGCCCACCGACCGCACATGCCGCGAACGCGACGATGCAGAGCGAGATCGCCAGGCTTACGGCCAGGACGGCGATGCAGATGTGGGCGGGGTCGATCTCGGTCAGCATGGCCAGGGGTTCTCCACGAAGTCGTCGACGGCGCCGTCGTCATCATCGTCGCGCGGCAGGCCGAACTCTTGCTCCATGCCGAGTTGACGGATCAGGCCCGGCATGCCGCGTGCGATCTGCGCCTTGATCATGAGCTCGATAGTCGCCTGCTCGTCGGGCTCGAGCGGGCCGTTGGTCTTGGTCCATTCGGCAGCCGCTTCGATGCGGTCGGTGAGATCGCCCATGCCACTGATGAGGGTCCAGCCGTTGACGATCTCGCGGAAGCCGTCACGCATTTTTCGGCTCCGCTCGTTCCCCGCTCACCGGACAGGTGAACTCGACGACCTGTCCGTTGTGAGCGTCGATCAGTGCATCGGCATCCTTGCCGCAGCCGCATGGGCAGGGTGCATAGGAGTCCCGGGTGCGATAGCGATCAGTGTCTGAAAGGCGGGCGAGGGCTGTCATGGCGGCCTCGGTTTTCTTGATGGGAGACGTCGGCTGATTGCTTCTGCGTCCACCAAAACGCTTCTTCGAGCGTTCGAAACCTCGCAACATAAATATCGCGCTCAAAGATGCACCATCGATCGCCCTTGTGGATGCAGTAGGCGCCGGCACGGTAGAAACCGGCACGGACCTTTGTCGGTTTGGTGGGGGAGGGCGTGCGCATCAGGCGATTCCATCAGCTTGATCAAGAATGCGCTGGCCGCTCGGTGACAGCGTGAATTTGTATCGATGCCCAGGCGCGACCTCCTGCCAAAGGTGACCTTCCTCGACGAGCTCCTGCTGCGATCGCGTCTCGGAGCCGATCTCAACGATCAGTCCGCGCCGGCCGGCCGTGCGCACTGCTCTAAGCGCTCGAAGGTGCAGGACTTCCGTGGTGATTGTCGCCATGATCCCGCTCCCCGTGGTGGTTCACGTGGGGATCGAGTATTTCGGAAAATCAGAAATTGGTCAAGTCATGATTTCGGAAAATCGGAAAAAATGTTTCACGTGAAATAAAAGTTCCAACCCGCCTACTTCGGCGACAGGGCAAGCGGCGGCCCTGGGGGCTCCTTGGGTGAGGCTTTCTTAGGGGTGACCTTTTGCAGCGGCCGTACCTCACCGCGCACCAGGCGGGTGATCTCGCAGCCTGAGCGGGCCGCCTGGCTGTGAACAAAGCCCATGTTGAATTTGGATATCTTCCGCGCCGTTTTGGCCTCGAAAAGTTCAAAAATCGTCCGGGTGTTGCTGTCAATCTCGGTTCCGCTCGGCCCGGCGTGGGTGCAGCGGATCTCTACATCCTTCACGTCGAAGTCGTTGCGGTTTGCGATCGTGAAGTTGACCAGCAGGACCCCAAAATCGGTCTTACTCCATTCGAATTTGAGGCTGACGTTACCGATCGCCTCGTTCATGAGCTGTCGCGGGCTCGGGGCTGGCGCCGGCCGGTGAGGGGCCGGCCGCATTGATGTAATAGCGCCTGTGATCGAAGGGGCTGGATCGCGCTGGTAAAAGGCGAAGACGACGATGAGCAGAGCGAACACTGCCAGGATACCGCGCGCCATGATCTTGCGTCCCTATTTGCGCCTGGGCTCCATGGCAACGACCGGCGAAGCCCATTCTATCGGCGTATCCAGGATCGGAGCCTGGCCGCCAAGGGTGAGATGATAACGCTTTTGTAATCGGCTGGGTTGAATTCGCCGCAACAACACGCGGCCATCGGATAGTCCGACCACGCACAGCCCGTTCAATGCCTTGGTGGGCCGTTGTTTTTCATCCTGGAAAAATAGGACCCACCCATCCACCTCCGCGCCGAGGCTGTCGCCTCGGATCTCCAGGGCAGCGGTTGCTTCGCTGGCGTCGCGGGGCCCGGAGACGCGTGCGAGCTGGTCCTCGTCGATTGTGTGCCTAGCAACCAAACCGCCGCCGCCGACGTAACCCTTGAGTGGCACTGATTCGTCGAGCCCGAAGAAGTCCCGGACGATTGGGAGCTCGTGAGCTTTCAACAGGCGCGTGCCCTGGGTCAGCGCCGTTATCTGCTGCGGCTGCACTCCGAAGCGCTTGGCTAAGTCTATGCGTTTCTTGCCCGTTTTTTCAAACAGGGCCTCGATATCTTTCCCGTCCATCCCCGATCTTTCTGGAAAACAGAAAGCCGTGCAATTCGGAAAATCAGAAATACGCTTGACATCGATTTCGGAAAATCGGAAATTACTCGGCACATGGAACCGGCACAAACGATCATCAAACGGTTGGGCGGCCCGGCAGTGGTCTCGAAGATCACCGGTACGGCCTACACGGCGCCCTATCGCTGGCAGCAGCCGCGCGACAAAGGCGGGACGGATGGTCTCATTCCCCAACGATATCATCCGGCTCTGCTGGGATATGCGCGCGACAACGACATTCCGCTGGTTGCGGACGAGTTTCTGCCGCCATGCGCGCAGCAGGACGCGGTCGCTCAAGCTGAGGTTGGGCGATGAACTCAGTGCTGCCAGCGGAGCTTGCTCAGATCCCAATCGCGGAGGGCTTCCGCTCCGATCGCGAACAGCACGCGATGAACGGCCGGGATGATGACCGATCGCGGCATCACGACCTTGCAGCGCACCACTCTTATGCCAGGCGCGCCCTCCTCTTGAACATCTTCCGTGAACCACACAAACCGGGCGTTTCCGTCGAGGATATCGATGCGGCCCAGGTCGCTTACGAAGGTATCGATGACCGGAGTTTTCTCGATCAGCGGTCGTGGATCGCGAAAAACGCCCATATGCACGCCTCCCGACACGTTCTCCTCCCAGAGAGTTCATTGTGTCAGGAACCTGACAGACAGCACCAAGGGTATTTCGCAACCGCAGGTTCCTTGGGTTTACGGTTTGTGAACAGCGGGGATAACCGCAGGCTGCGTCGTCGCACCACGGAATATCGCCGGACTGGGGCGAAGCTGATTTCACATTGTCCTTTTGTGTCTTGCGTGGGGGCGTTTGCATGGGCGAATCATTGGGGATGCAGAACGCATCGTCAAATTTCCGGGGTGACAAATCTGTCACCAAAAAAATCCGGCTGCCACGCGAGAGACGAATTTCCTTCAAGGACCTCGCGAAGTTCGCGGTCCCTCACAAGACTGAGCACGTCATCGCCGGTGCGACCGGGGATGACCCGCGCACCGTCAAGCGCTGGTTCGCCAAGCGCAGCCGCGCACCTGCGAACGCTCTGCAGTTTGTGCTCGGCGAGATCATTCGCCAGCTCGATTGAAGATCCACGAGCAACTGCCGGCTTGGGTCCCGTTGTTCGCTATTACAGTTCTCGCGGCGGCGTGGAAGGACACGCAAACGATACTGCATCCGGGATGGCTGATCTCGTGTTGCGGCGTCAGCAAGTTGGGGAACGGGGCGGACGAAGACCAGGTAGGCCGCCGACCACAGAGATGTGGTGCCGACTATGGCAAGCCGGTGTCGAGCCCGGCCCGCGAGAAACCTTCACTTTGCTCCGGCGGCACGCGTTGGGAGTTCTCTACCTTGGCGGTGGCTGTGGAGAGAGCGGGCCTGGCGAAAGCACGGCCTCTCGTGCCGCCGGGGCGTTTTCCTTCCGCACGGCGGTTGCGGATGATTACAGCCGATCGGCCCATTCCCTGCCGATGTTTGATCCGAACTCGGCTCGTCGTCTGCTCCGTTCGTGCGGTTCTGTTTCGCGGGGTGCCGCATGACCAACCAGCCCCGCATCAAACCCGAGAGCGGCCAGGGGGACGCGGTGTACTGCATCGCATGCCTTCCGCACTATCTCCGTTCCGATGACGTCGAATTTCGCAAGGGCGATTGGATCGAGATTCCCGATCGCGGCGTCGGTCGATTCATGGGCGTGTGGCAGAACGATATCGGTTTGATGTTTGGGCTCTGCTACTGGCGAGCGTTTGCTAACCCAAGCGAGCGCGATACGTTTTGGGGCACGGTCGGCGAGGTGGGCGCGGAAGTTAAGCCGTCGATCCTTGACACTGCGTTCAAAGTCAAAGGGCCTCTTTCCTCGAAAGGCACGCGTCCGGCGCGGATTGACGACATGCGAGGTGCGGCATGACCGTCCGCACCAGGCTCACCGCGATCATCCGCGCCTATCGGTTCTGGCGCGCCTCCACGCTTCTGCGCCGTCTCAACTTCCATCTGCAAGCCGCCGACGCGGACGGCTACGCACCGTCGGTGCTCGCGCTCGAGGATGCGATCCGAGCGTCGTCGGAAGACGCGCGGCGCGAGGCCTACGGCCTTCCACCGCCGCCGTTCAAGGTCCCGCGCGTCCTGTTCTGATTTTCGTTCCAGTCCGTTGCGTTCGTTGCGTTGCTTCCGGTCCGCGCCTCGTGGCGTGGCGCGGACCGGCGTGGGGCGCACGTGTGCCTGTCATCAAAGGGAGGGCCTTATGGCCAAGTCCGCATTCGCATTCAAGCTCGGCCAGCGCGTCAACGTCCCTGGCAAGAAGGGCGTGCAAGGCGTGGTGACGCTGCCGACCGGTGCGGCGGAATTCGAGCGCGGCCGCGCCCCGCTGTACGCATCGCATGTCTTCTTTGTTCGCTGGGTCGCCGACGACGGCATCAACCAGGATCATGCCTGGTTCATACTCTCGGAAATGAGCGTCGCCAACGAACCGGAGCCGGCGACAGACGGCGCCGGTGCTCAGGTTCTGTTCCGATCACTCGCGCGCGACAGGATGATAACCGCTCAGGCCGAACCCGCCCGCGAGGTCCGTCGTCACAAGTAGTCCGCTGCAGGGCACGGGAGCCCACCATGCTCACAGAATTCCTCGACATCATCTCCACCCTTGCGATGGCGCTGTTCTTCTTCGTCACAATTGTGATCTTGGCCCTGTTTACATGGGTCGCCAGCTTCGTGTCGCTGGCTCTGCTGGTCGCCTTCGCGTTCTGGCTTGCGATCTGCATCGCCGTCGTCATTGCTGCGCTTCTATTCTTCGCCAGCCAAAGGCGACCGCGACAGTTCTTCTTCCCTTTGGCCGATGTTCATCTTCTTCCATCGGTCGATCGTCGCCGGCCGGACCATCCGCCCAGTCTCCATCCGGCCGGCGCTCTTATTCATGGGGAGGTGCGCGCATGAGCGGTCACCCGCTCCACAAGCCAGACGATCCAGCGACGTCGTGGGCGCTCAATCCGTGGCAACCGATGACGCGCCCGATCGACTTGGCGCATCTTGGCAAGCTCAGCGAAGAATTGGATGAGGCTGGCAGCGCCGTCTCTCGCTGCATCATCCAGGGCATCGATGAGCACGAGCCCGTCACCAACAATCTCAATCGCGAATGGCTGGAGGATGAGCTAGCCGACGTCTTGGCCAACATCGAATTGGTGAAAAACCATTTCGGGCTGGACGAGGTTCGGATGGCCGAGCGCGCGGAGCGTAAGAAGGCGCATCTGCGCGGTTGGCACTCGATGCTCAAGGAAGGCGGACGGCCATGAGCGTTCGCTCCAACTTCATTGTGCCCGCGCCGGCGGCCCGGGTCCCGCCGGGCCTCTATGGCGAGGTCAGCACGTGGCTGCTCGCGCACGATGTCGATGCGCCGGAGATGTTGCGATGGTCGACGAAGGAACTCAACCCGCCGGCCACCGCCGAAGACATGGCCGGTGAGATCGTCTGGATTATCCTCTGCGCCGGTCGCTCTGCCCAGGCTGCTCGCACGATCGAGCACAAGGTGTGGGATGCGATCCATGCCGCCCGGCCGGTGGTGGAAGCCTTCGGATATCACGCCAAGGCCGTCGCCATCGAGCGGGCATGGTATGGCCGCGTCGATCTCTTCGCCGAGTTGCAGGCCGTGCTCGCGCTCGCCGACGCCGAGAAGCTGGTCGAATGGTGCGGCAACCTCTCGTATGTCGGCGACGACACCAAGTTCCAGCTCGCCAAGAATTTCGGCGCCGACGTCTGCAAGCCCGACATCTGGCTCTGTCGGCTGACCGGTTTCCCTGACAAGCCGCGCCGCCGGATCGAGCTGCGGTTTCCGGCCTGCATGGCCTTATGCCGTCATCTCGCCGAGCGCAGCGGTGACAGCATCGCAACGGTCGACTCCATGCTCTGGCTCGCCTGCAACAAGGGCGTGCTGGTGGTCGACGAGCATGCGGGTGCTGTGGTGTTTCAGCCGAAGGTTCTCACTGCGCGCTCGATCTATGAGCCAGCGCCGGAAACGTCAGAGCTTCCGCTCATTGGAGGGTCCGCCACATGAGCGCAGCCACCATCCTCACACTGGCCAACGGCCGCGGTATCGACCTGCTCCATCCGAAAGCGTCCGACGTTGACTTCGACTCCTATGCCGAGCAGCTCACCAAGGAGAAGCGCTTCAACGGTGCCACGCCCGGCGTCGAATATTCGGTCGGCGAGCATCTTTCGCGCGGCATCGACGCGATCATGCAGGCCACCAAGGATCCGGTGCTCGCCGGATACTTCTCCGTTCACGATGGTCCCGAGGCGGTCCTCAAGGACGACACCACGCCGAAGAAGCACGCGATCGCTGAAATATGCCAGCAGGAGTTCGGCATCCTCGCCGAGCAGGTCCTGGCGTCGATGAAGAAGCTCGAGGATCGGCACGACGTCGTCATCCACGCCGCCGCCGGCCTCCAATGGCCGATGCCGCAGCAGCTCGTCACTGCGGTCAAGCGCTGGGACCTCATCATGTTCACCACGGAGTGGCGCGACCTGATGGGCAATCGGCCGCATCCGAACCCAGTGCCCTATGCCGGCATCGAGCCGTTGCGCGACGTGATCGTGCCGTGGCGCTGGGAGACGGCGAAAACCGCACTCCTCAATCGCTGGCGAGCGCTGCTGCCGGCGTTGCGCACGCTCGCCCACGACAAGACGCGCAGCGAGCACGGGGGAGCTTCAGTATGATGCGCACCGTCAATATCAACGTGGGCCATCTGTTCTGCGGCCTTGGCGGCGGCGCCAAGGGCTTCAACCGCGGCGAGGCGCGTGTTGGCAATCTGCAGGCGCGCTTTCGCTGCCTGGGCGGCATCGACCACGACGCTGCCGGCTGCGCCGACTTCGGGCGACTCGCCGGCGTGAAGGCGACCAGGCTCGACCTGTTCTCGCCCGAGCAATATCGCGACTTCTTCGGGGTCGCGCCGCCGGACGGCTGGCGTGAGGCGGTGCCCGACGACATCCGCCACGCGCTACAGAATGAGCATCCGCACATCCTCTTCCTGTCGGCGCCGTGCAAGGGCTTCTCAGGGCTCCTGTCCGAGAAGATGTCGACGAGCGCCAAATATCAGGCGCTCAACGGGCTCACCTTGCGGGGCGTGTGGCTCGCGCTCGAGGCGTATAAGGACGATCCGGTAGAGCTGATCGTATTCGAGAACGTGCCGCGCATCGCGACGCGTGGCCGTTTCCTACTCGACCGGATTGTGGCGCTGCTGCGCGCTTACGGCTATGCGGTCGCAGAGACGACGCACGACTGCGGCGAGATCGGCGGCCTCGCGCAGAGCCGCAAGCGCTTCCTTCTGGTCGCCCGCCACGCCGCCAAGATTCCGAACTTCCTCTATGAGCCGGTCAAACGTCCGCTGCGCGGCGTTGGCGAGGTCCTGGACAAGCTGCCGTTGCCGCTCTCCGGACTGGGCGGCCCGATGCACCGCATGCCGGCGCTGCACTGGAAGACCTGGGTGCGGCTTGCCTTCGTTGAGGCGGGCTCGGACTGGCGTTCCCTCAATAAGCTTGCCGTTGATGACGGTGTACTGCGCGACTTCGCGATTACTCCTGAAATCCCGTGGGCGGCGAGCGTGCTCGGCGTGCGCCGTTGGGAAGAGGCGGCGGCGACCGTCACTGGCCGGAGCGCACCAGGGGGTGGTGCCCATGCTGTCGCCGATCCGCGCGTGCATGAGATCTACAACGCGCACGTGCTCGGGGTTCGCCAGTGGCACAAGCCGACCGGTACGGTGCCCGGCCGCAGCTACCCGAATAACGGCTTTCACAGTGTCGCCGATCCGCGCATCGACGGCCATCCGAAGTCGGTGCAGTTGGGTGTGCGGCCGTGGGATCAGCCCGCCGGCGTGGTCACCGGCAAGATGTTCGCCGGTGGCGGGCCGAATGCGGTGGCCGATCCGAGGATCCAGGGCAATCCACGCTTCAATAATGTGTATCGCATCGTGCGCTGGGGCGATCACGCGCCGGCGGTTGCAGGATCCGGTGGGCCAGGTGGCGGCCTTGCGGTGTCGGATCCGCGCACCGGTTTCGGTCCGAATACCCATCATCACGTCTTGAAGGTGACGCGGTGGGATAAGAACGGCGGAACGGTGACCGCGGCTCATCACCCTGCCGGCGGTGCGCTGTGCGTCGCCGATCCGCGGCAATCGCCGCGGGGCGACTACAAGCAGACGAAGTACCGCGTCACCGGTTACGAGGAGGCGGCCGGCGCCGTGATCGGCGCGAGCTCCACCGGCAACGGTGCTTTCGCGGTTGCCGATCCCCGCTATGCCAACTGGCATCCAGGTGCGTCGAGCACGAAGATGCGCGTCAACGCCTGGGACGAGGCTGCTGGCTGCGTGACCGGCGCGCAGCAGGTCGGCAGCGGTGCGGGGGCGGTCGCGGACCCGCGTCCCGAGTTCACCCGCAACGGCCGCAGCAAATACCTGACCGCGGGTAACTACGGCGTGGTGCCATGGTGCGAGCCGTGTGGCGGTGTCACCGGCGCCGGTCAGCATGACAACGGCCGAAACTCGGTCGCCGACCCGCGCATCGATGATGTGCTGCCCGGGCCGAGCGACCGGCTCGTCTGCGTCATTCGCGCGCTCGACGACACTTGGCACCGGCCGTTCACCACGCTTGAGCTCGCGGCCCTGCAAGGGCTAGTCGATCCCGACGAGACGCTCGAGCTCGATGGCCTCTCCGATTCCGCTTGGCGTGAGCGCATTGGCAACGCGGTGCCGCCGCCGGCCGCGGCGGCGATTGCCGGCGTCATGGGCCGTACGCTGCTTGGCGCCTGGTCGGGCGAGACCTTCACTCTGTCGTCGGAGCCGATCTGGGTGCAGCCGATTGCGATCGCGCTGATGGCGGCGCACGGGGAGATCGTTTGATGTCGACGAAGAACCACCCCGGCCATTTCGATTGTCTCGCCAAGCTTGCCCCCGACGAGCCGTTCTTCGTGCTGCGCGCACAAGACGCACTTGCGGCCGACCTCGTTGAGCAATGGGCGATCCGCGCCAAGGCCGCCGGCTGTCACATTGACAAGGTCAATGAGGCCTTCAGCGTCGTCGAGGACATGCGCGACTGGCCGAACCAGAAGGCACCGGACTGATGGCCGATCGAGCACCAAGCCACGATCTTACGGCCGTTCTCACCGGCGCCGCCGCGGTGCACCGCGCGCTTGACACGATCGGATCGCCGGAAGGCAACGACCGCGACCTGGCGAAGCACATCGTCGATGGCGAGTTGGGCATCCGCGCGTTGCTGAGGTTCGCCATCGCTAAGCTCGCGGAAGATCTCGGAGGCCGCGATGGCTGAGACCTCCATCGAATGGTTGCTCGGCGCCGACGGATCCAAGGGCCAGTCCTGGAATGCGCTGCGCGCCGAGCGCGAGATCGAACGCAAGGGAAAGACCATCACGGTCTCCGCGCACCATTGCGAGCACGTGAATGAGGCCTGCCGGTTCTGCTACGCCGGGAAGGGCAACTTCCGCCTCGGCGGCCTGGAGTTCAAGCCCGGCAACCGATTCCGCTATCGCTTCACGGTCGACAAAGAGAAGCTTCTCGCCCCGCTCAGGCGGAAGAAGCCCACCAAGATCTTCGTGGAATCAATGAGCGACGCTTTCGGCGAGTGGTGGCCGACGGAGTTTATCGACCAGCTTTACGCTGTGATGGCTCTCACCCCGCAGCACACATACATCAATCTAAGCAAGCGCCCCGAGCGGCGGCGGCAATACCTTGACGGTCCGCGCCGCCACAACGCGATCGAGCTGGCCGCCGAGAAAGTGGTTCGCGGGCCGGAAAGCCTCGGCGGAAAGCATGTGCTGCCACGCCTGCCATTGCGCAACGTCATCGAAGGCACCTCCGTATCCAATCAGGCGGAGGCTGACGAATTTATTCCAATCTTGCTCAACACGAAGGCTGCGCTGCGCTGTGTCTCCTGCGAACCGTTGCTGGCGCCGATCGACCTGACCGATATTCCGTGGGGCGCGGGGCATGTTCGCTATCCAGAGTCCGACGACATCTCCGATGGGTTCGATGCTTTGCGGTACGTCGACGCATCGCAGGGCAAGCTCGACTGGCTCATCACCGGCGGCGAGAGCGGCAGCAAGGCGCGCGGTGCTCCGCGTGCATGGTTTGCGTCGTTGCGTGACCAATGCAAAGCGGCCGGTGTTGCCTATTTCCACAAGCAGAACGGCGAATGGATCGACGCCGATGAATGGCTGAGCATCATTCAGCGCGGACCATCGCGGATACTGATCGACGGCAAACCATGGGCACCACACAGGCCTCTCAATTATTCCGACGCTCAGCTGTTGGCCAACACGGGATGTGACAGGCTCGAGCACCACAGCGACGGTTCCACATTGATCCACGTCGGCAAGAAAGCCGCCGGACGCCTGCTCGACGGCGTCGAGCACAACGGCTTTCCGCTCCGAGCGGAGATTGCATCACCGAATTCATCGAACCCTGCCGGCGGGTCGCCGGCCTTTTGCATGGAGCCATGACACATGAACAAGCGCGCGTCTGTTGCGGCCGACACCGCCCAGCGGCTGGTCAAGCCCGACCCGGGATCGCCGGTCTTCAAGGTGACCGGATCGTCCGCGATCGTCATCAAGGCCGGCACGATCTTCGCCGGGCATCGTTTTACCGATGACACGCCGGTCTCGCTGCATCTCAACGAGAAAGGCGAGCCCGGCTACATCGCCGGCGCGGACTACGAGGTGCACGTCAGGGACGGCGAGGTCTCGATCGCGCGGACCACGATCATTCCGCACGGCGACATCCTGCTCGGCGGTTTTCATTTCGCACCGGGCGGCAATGCGACCGCGCGCAGCGGCGGTGACACCGTGCCCGCGATCAATCCCTGCTCGCTCTGGGACATCAACTTCCGGCCGGCATGTCCCGATCCCCGCGGCATGGCGCTGGTCGACGTGCCCGGGCGCACGTTCTGGGCCGACATCTATCTGCTCGGCGTCAATCATGTTGGCGACGGCACCAGCAAATTCGGTGTGCTGATCGCGGACGGCGATGACCCGCCGCTCAAGCCGGCCGGCGGGACGTTCAAGAAGCTCGACTACGACACCGCCGTGGCGGTGATGAAGCATCACCGCAAGGGATTGCTCGGACCCGAGGAGTTTTTCGCGGCAGCTTATGGCGTCACGGAAAAGTCGTCGTGCCGCGACGACCCCAAGGTCACGGGCCTCGACGCGCCGCGCACGAGCAAGTTCGGTCTCATGCAGGCGACCGGCAATCTCTGGGCTTGGGGTCACGACGGAGATCCCTACATGCCCCGCGCCTCGATGTTCGGCGGCAGCTGGTACTCCGGCGGCTACGCTGGCTCGCGCTGCGCGTACGTCGCGTGCAACTGGCCCGACAATTCCGGCGGCCACATCGGTGCGCGCGGCCGCGGTGATCACCTGCAACTTGCTTAGCCGTCGCGACAGCGACGGCTCCCGGTCCAACGATGATCGCCAGGGATGACAACCTTGCAACTGACGGTCTGGCGATCGTTGAAAAATATGAGGCCTTCGTGACCTATCTCTATCCGATCCTGCAGAATGCGCCGCGGCGGCACGGAGTCATCCGTGACATCGTGCTCGCGGCACTGTTCGTGCCGATCGGAGGTCTCTATCACGCCGCTCGGTCGCGGCAGGTGTCGAGGCTTCATGCCGTCGACGCCGAATTCGCGACCCTGCGGTCACATCTGCGTTTCCTCGTCAGGGACGGCATCAGGATCCTCACCCCGCATCAGCACGGCACCGCGCTGGCGTTGCTGTCGGAGCCGGGGCGGATGCTGGGCGCCTGGCAAAGGAAGCTCGGGCAACAGAGTTCGGACGCGCTCGCGCGTCCGATGGGGCAGGCGGGGAAACGATGATGATGCCCCGCGCCTCGATGTTCGGCGGCAGCTGGTACAACGGCGACAACGCTGGCTCGCGCTACGCGAACGTCGCGTACAACTGGCCCGACAATTCCGACGACAACATCGGTGCGCGCGGCCGCGGTGACGACCGGTTTGCGGCTCGGCGGCGATCACGGTCCCGCCGGCCGGCCACTCGCGTTCACATGCTTTGTGATCGCGATCGGTGGTCAGCCCGCCTGTCCTGCTTCGGCGAACACATTTCACGGTCCGGCAGAGCGGGGCGTAGCGGGGAAACCCGTCGAGACCCGCGGCCGGCTTTCCCTAGGTCACCCATGGCAAAGCGTTATCGCAACCTGATTGCACGCATCACCGACTTTTGCACGATGCAGGCGGCGTACCGGCTGACCTGCTGCGGCAAGCGCCTGACGCCGAGCTACCTCGCGTTCAAGGAATATGACGCGCTCAACCTCGCAGCACTCGCCGAGGAGATGGCGGACGGCACCTACCGGCCGGGGACGCCCAACGAATTCCTGATCTTCGATCCCAAGCGCCGGCTGATCTCGGCCCTGCCGTTCCGCGACCGCGTCGCGCAGCAGGCCTTGTGCCTGGTCATTGCGCCGATCTTCGATCGTGCCTTGCTGCCGCGGGCCTTCGCCTGCCGCCCGGGCAAGGGCACGCATGCCGGTGTGCGGCTCTTGCAGAGCGACCTGCGGCGGCTATCGCGCGATCCGTCCGAACCGCTCTATTTCCTCAAGACCGACTTCTCCGGCTATTTCGCCTCAATCGAACTGGCGACCCTATGGCGGCTTATCGAAGCCAAGATCAGCTGCCGCGCGACGCTGCGCCTGCTCACCACCATGGTGCCGCGTGCGGGCATCGGCCTGCCGATCGGCAGCCTCACCTCGCAGATCTTCGCCAACTACTATACCGGCGCCACGCTCGACCGGCACCTGCAGCAGGGCCTGGGTGAGCGGTTTTGGTACCGCTACATGGACGATCTGGTCGTGCTCGGCGCGAGCAGCGAGCACCTGCGTCGCGTCAAGGCGAGCGTTGAGGTGTTCTCTCGCGCCGAGCTCGGCCTTCGCTTTTCCAAGTGGCAGATTGCACCGATCTCGCGCGGCGTGAACTTCCTCGGCTATCGCATCTGGCCAAGTCATAAGTTGCTGCGCCGCGACAGTGTGGTCCGCGCCCGGCGCAAGATCGCGTCCTACCGCGCCAACGGCGACGACGATCGGCTGCAGCAGTTCCTGACGGCCTGGCTGGGCCACGCGCGGTTCGCCGACAGCGCCAATCTGATCCGCAGTCTCGGCTTTGCAGCCGCTACGCATCCTACATCGGAGGCATCATGATGAGCATCGGCCAGAACACCATCGGCGGCGAGCTACTGCGTGGCTTCGTCGAGCGTGTCGAGAACCTCGACGCACAGATCAAGCAGCTCCAGCAGGACAAGGGTGTCGTCATGGCCGAAGCCAAGGCCGCGAACCTGATCCCCGCCGACATCCGCTACATCGTCAAGAAACGGAAGATGAAGCCGTCGGATCGCGCAGAAGCCGAGGCGCTGGAGGACATGTATCTGCACGCCATGGGCATGGCGGCGGATAACCCGCTGTTCCGCGCCGTCGGCCTGATGAAGGTCGACATCACCGCACGCGAGTCCGTGATCGAGGCGATGAAGTCCTTCGTGCCGGCAAACGGATCGATCACGGTCGAGGCCGGCGGTGCGCCGGTTCGCCTGACCCGCGACAAGGACGGCAACATTTCCGTGACCGAGGTCATCGAGACGCCGGTCGAGCCCGGCAAGGCCGGTGCGGCCAAGCGTCCCGCCGCGCCGCCGAAAGTCGACGTTCCCGATGTCGATTCCGACGGCGCCATCAAGTTGGGCCGTGCCGCGTTCAAGGCTGATGTCCCCATCATCAACAACCCGTTCCCGTTCGGCGATTCCCGCCGCGCGCATTGGGACAAGGGCTGGCGCATCGAGAGCGGCGGCGACGGCATGGGCCCGGAGGAATAGCGCGTGTCGGAAAGATTCAAAGAGTTCAGCCAGATCGTGACGCCCGAGGAAGCGCAGGAGCCGATCCTGGCGAAGCCGGTGCGCAACGCGCTGCTGGAATGGCTGACGGAAGTCTGGGCCAAGGAAGAGCTCGCTGCCGTTGGGCTCAAGGAGCGCCGGCGTGCGCTGTTCTCCGGCGCGGCCGGCACCGGCAAGACCACGCTCGCGCATCATCTCGCGGCCCGGCTCGGGCTGCCGATGGCGATCATCCGTCCCGATGACATCCACGGCCGCTACGTCGGCACCGGGACCTCGAACGTCAAGGCGGTCTTCGATGCGGCGGAAGCGGCTGCAAAGGAGGCCGGTCAACCACTGCTGCTGTTCTTCGATGAATTCGACACGCTGGCGCAGAAGCGCATGCACACCGGCATCAACCCGACCGTGGAGCACGACCACAACGCCATGGTGAACGCGCTGCTGGCGCGGCTCGATGCCTATGATTCCTTCATCATCGCCGCCACCAACCGCGCCGACGCGATCGACGAGAGCGTGTGGCGCCGCTTCGAGATTCAGATCGACGTGAAGCTGCCCGGGCAGTTCGAGCGCGAGCATATTCTCGCCCGCTATCTCAATCCATTCGGGTTGCCGTCGGGAAATCTAAAGAATCTTGCCGAGGCCTTCGAGACCGCGACGCCGGCGTTGATGCGCAGCTTCTGCGAGAGCCTGAAGCGCCAGACCGTCGTCGGCCCGAAGTGCGGATGGGACATGCGCCGCGATGCGGTGATCGAGCGCCTGCTGGCGGCGATCGAGCCGCACCCGGATTGCGGCCGGCCGCGGCTGTGGACGCTCGGCATCAAGGACCATGCAATCAAATCGATGCCGTGGCCGCTGCCGATGGCTGCTGAGTTGCCGGCGGCCGGTGCGGCTGATGTGTCGATTGGAGCCAATGTCATCCCCTTCGCGGGAGCGCCCTCATGACTCAGGACGACGACCTCTTTGGCGATCTTGTGTTCGACGATACGCGCGAGACCGCGAACAAGGACACCGTAACCCTCGACCTGGCGAGCCACGGTGAGATCGGCCGCACCCTCAAGGTCTCCGAGACCGGCGATGAGCGCGTGGCGGTGTTACTGCCGCTCTCACAGATCACCATCCGGGAGACCGGAAAGACCATCGGCCTGGTCGGCAAACCGAAATGGCCACTGGTCGAGATCACGATGCCGAGCTGGCTCGCCGATGACCGGGGATTGATCTGATGCTCGTGTGCAGGATCGAAATGTGGCACGGCGGGAGCGAGGCACGCAAACGCGAGATCGGACGTGCCGAGATTGTCAACGTCGGCGGCAACCAGGACGTCGGCCAGTACGAGGTTCGGCTGCGCAAGTCGCCGGAATACGCCAGGTCACCGGGCGTCTGGCGCCGCGGGCGCGTTTCCAATTTCTGGCGCAAGAAACTCGGCCCCTATGACCTGCTGCTGAGGGCGCTGATCGCCTGCATCGCCGACCGATCGAGCATGCAGGTGTCGCAGGCCGGGCCGGACCCGAAGCTCGATGGCGAAGTGATCGAGGGATTGTGATGAAGGCACTCTCCACCCGACAGCCATGGGCCTGGGCGATGTTTCACGCCGGTAAGGACGTGGAGAACCGCGATTGGAGCCCCAAGAGTCCGCACCTGGCTCAAGCGCACAATCTCATTGCGGAGACAGATCGCCGCATCCTCATTCATGCCTCGCAGACGACGCGCCTTGACGACTGGGAAGGTTGTGAGTGCGTGCTCAGGACTTCCGGCAGGGCCGACCTGATCTCAGCGATGCCGCAGTGGCGGGAGCGGCACCACGGTCGCGGCGGGATCTACGGCGGGATCGTTGGCGTCGCCGAGATGATCGGCATCATCGAGGGTGGCAATATCACCACGTTTAGAGATGCGCGCGTGACTGTCGCTCAATCCTCGCAATGGTTCTTCGGCCCCTATGGGCTGGTCCTCGCCGACGCGCGGGCGCTGCCGTTTGTCCAGTTCAAAGGCGCCCTCGGTTTCTTCAACGTGCCTGATGAGCTGGTGCGGGAGGCACTCGCCGCATGAACACGCGCGCCCTCACCCTTCTAAACGAACAAGGCGATGTGACGATCATCTGGACGGAGGATCGTGACGCCGAGATGGAGGCCATCATCGAGAAGAAGATGGCCGAGGGGATCGTGTTCTTCATCATCGAGCCCCGGTTCGGCGGTGCCGTGGCGCCGGCCAAGACTGAGCTCAGGGACTCCGCCGATGCGCGCCGCTATCGCGCGCTCGCGGTGCGCGATGAGGACTTCGCGCGCTTCGTCGGCGCCGGTGCTGGCGAGGTGGTCGGCACGCCGGCGGCGCCGGTGCGGCGCGCGCGCAAGAGCAAGGCGCCGGCGGAGATCGCCCGCGCCGAAAGCGTCGGCGTGCGGCAGCGGCGGGGAGGCTGAGCGTGGACATCCGTCTCACAGCGCTTCCGGAGCCGGTGCAGCGGGTGCTCGACCGCCGCGTGGGCGAGGGAGGCGAGATCACCGCCGCGGTGTTCCTCGTCTGCCAGCTCTACGGCGATGCGTGGGCGCTCGCGGAGATCATTGGTGATGAGATCAGGAGTTCGCGCGGTCGCTATGCCCAGGCGCTCCGGATCGAGCGTTACGGCGCGGAGCTCGCGTGCGGATGTTCGCCGGATCGGCGCGACGCGCTGATCTTCCTCGGTGTCAATTCCATCTACGTCAACACGCTGCACAATGCGGAGTGGTTCGCGCAGGCCCGCTTCGAGGACGAGACCAAGGGCGGCTGCCTCGAGCCGTTCCTGAACCACTGGCGGCTCGACCGCTCGATGAAGCCGACGCCGCGGTGCGCCCGCCGGCTCGATTCGCCGCGCGCGATCCGTCGCTACGTCAAGGGTATGGAAGAGATCGAGCACCAGCGAGCGCTGTTCCGGATCGTCCTGGGAATTTCCTCTAGCGGTGGCGACACGACGCAGGCGCGGGCTGCGGTGTTCGCGGATATGGATCGGCAGCGCAGCGCCATCCGAACGACGCATGTGGCCGTGCAACGGCGGGAGCCGGCGTTGCGCAAGACCGTTCGTGCTGAGCGAAGAATCGTGCGCCGTGCCGCCATGATCGCGGCGGCTATCATCGGGGCTCAGTCGGTCTCGGCGTTCGCGCGGGGCGAGGAGGTGATGCTCCCGGGCGAGCGGTTTACGATCGGCGTGCGACTGCAGGGCCCGATCTCGGCGAGCGGTCATGGCGCCGTGCAGGTCGCCTTGCATCACGGCGGCCGGCGCCTAGCGAAGCTCTGCACCTATCAGGAGGGCACGCCGGCGCTCGATCAGCTCGCATCACTGGCGCTCGAGGTGAGCGCCGGCGAGGAGGACGGAATTCTCGACAACGGCAATCTCTTCGCGGTCGAGGATGCTGGAAATATGCATCCGATCATTCGCGAGCGGCTGGTGTGGCGGTCCGCCCGAACCTGGAACGATGAGCAGCAGGCCTTCAACTTCAGTGCATCTGAGTATCGCGTACGGACCTCGCCGATCTATCGCGAGGCAGCGCTGACCGCGGTGCTCGACCGCCCGTCGCGGCTCGTGCGCCAGGTAGCCGCACACGTAGAGGCGATCCGATGATCCCGTTCCATCCGCTCGCGAACATCTTCCCACTCATTGAAGGCGATGAGTTTGAGCAGCTCGTGGTCGATATCAAGGTCAATGGCTTGCGCGAACGGATTGTGGTTCACGACGGACAAGTTCTGGACGGCCGCAACCGATACAACGCCGCGATTGCCGCCGGGCTGTTCAGCGCGGAGGGTCCTATCAAAGGCGGCACGCCGATCTTCATCAAACATTTCGCTAAATTTCTACCTGATCGGGAGGGCGATCCGCTTACGTTTGTCATTTCGAAGAATTTGAAACGACGCCACCTCAACGAGAGCCAGCGGGCCATGGCGGCCGCGCGCGTCGCGCGCTTGGGGCAGGGGGCTCGGACCGACCTTTCGCCAATTGGCGAAAAGTCACAAGCCGAACGGGCCAAGATTATGAACGTCGGCAAACGCACAGTTGAGCGCGCCGACACGGTGCTCGACAAGGCCGATCCGGAATTGGTGCGGGCCGTGGAGCAAGGAAAGCTCGCCGTCTCGGCGGCCGCGCAAGCCGTGACGTTCGGCCCTGACCAGCAACGCCGGATTGCTGCCGAAGCCGAGGCCGGCCACGCCAACGTGGTCCGTAAGGTGATCAAGCAGGAGGCCCGCGCAGCCCGCGAAGTCGAACTTGGCGAGCTCCAGCGCACGCTGCCCGACCTCAAGTGCGGCCTGATCCTCGAGGACTACGAATGGGACGACACGGTCTATAGCCGCGAGACCGGAATGGATAGGCACGCCGCCAATCATTATCCGGTGAGCGAGGACGCGCACACCGCGGAGGAGATTGTCGCGCGCCGCTCAATCGAGAGCATCGTCGATCCCAGGGGCTGCATGCTGTGGATGTGGTCGACGATCCAGCACCTCGCCATCGCGATGGATGTGATGAAGCTGCGCGGCTTCATATACAAATCACACTACGCTTGGGGCAAGGATCGCATCTCGCTCGGCCGATGGAACCGCGGCAAACACGAGCTGCTCCTGATCGGTACGCGCGGCGCGCCCCCGTGTCCCGCGCCAGGCACGCAGTGGGATTCACTCATCATGGCGAAGAAGAGCGAGCATTCGGCCAAGCCCGAATGCTTCCTCGAAATGCTGGAGGACTATTTCCCGACGCTGGTGAAGATCGAGCTCAACCGCCGCGGGCCGCCGCGCCCGGGCTGGGCGGCCTGGGGAAACGAGGTCGAGCCACTGACGCGGGCGCAGCGTGCGCTCACCAACGAGCATGGCATGGTGCGCTTGCCGGATGGCGCATTGGTACCAGCCGCGTTCGTGACGCCGGAGGAATGGGTATCGCTCATCCCGGCACACCACGCGGAAACCGGAGAGTTGATCGAACCATCGGCCGGTGAGGCCGAGACGTCGAAGGCATCGCGGGCCGCCATGGCCCAGGAAATCGTCGGGAATGGCAGCGGGTCGCTCGGAGGTGATCACCCTGGTGCCGGCCGGGAGCCCGCGTCTCGCCCTGACAATGCGAACGCGGGCTCGTTCACTCTCGATGCGCTGACGTTTCCGTGCTGCAAGGCGGGAGATGATGTGGCAGGCGCGCCCAAGCCTGACCCTATGGATATCCCCGCTTTCCTCCCGCGTCAGGCGCCAGCAGGCAGAGAGATTGTCGCGATCCCGGGAGGCCATTCTCAGTGAGCGATCGTTACAAGGCCTTCCTTGAGGATAAGATCAGGCTCGCGCCTGCGACCGGCTTTGAAGTCGATCCTGCAGAGCTGAGCCCGGATCTCAAGCCCTTCTGCCGCGACATCGTCGCCTGGGCGCTGCGGGGCGGCCGGCGCGCGGTGTTCGCGTCGTTCGGACTGCACAAGACCGCAATGCAACTCGAATACGGCCGCCAGGTCCGTCGGCACACGCGTCTGCCGTTCTGTACGGTGCTGCCGCTAGGCGTACGTCAGGAGTTCACCCGCGAGGTGGTCGACCGTGGCTTCGACCGGCTGGGCGTGCGGCTCAAGTTCGTGCGCGCCGAACGAGAGATCGAGGACGATCCGGCCGTCCATCACCTGACAAACTACGAAACTATCCGAGACGGAAAGCTCGATCCAAAAATTTTCGGCGGTGTGACGCTCGACGAAGCGGCGGTGCTGCGCTCCTACGGCTCTAAGACTTATCAGGAATTTCTGCCGCTGTTTTCCGGTATCCGCTTCAAGATGCCGGCGACCGCGACACCGGACCCCAACCGCATCAAGGAGCTTATTCACTACGCCGGTTTCCTCGAGGTGATGGACACCGGCCAGGCCCTCACGCGCTTCTTCCAGCGCGATTCTACGCAGGCGAACGAGCTCACGCTATACCCGCACAAGGAAGAGGAATTCTGGCTGTGGGTGTCGTCGTGGGCGGTGATGATCCAGCGGCCGTCGGATCTCGGCTATCCGGACGATGGCTACGTGATGCCTCCGTTGGAGGTGACCTGGCACGAGGTGCCGAGCGATCACGCCACGGCGGCGCCTGAGCGGGATGGGCAGGGCGTGCTGATCAAGGATTCGGCGCGCGGGCTCAAGGATGCGGCTGAAGAGAAACGGGCCTCCATAGGGGCGCGAGTAGCCCGGATGGTGGAGTTGATCGAGGCCGAGCCAGCAACGCACCGGATCCTGTGGCACCACCTCGAGGATGAGCGACATGCGATCCAGCAGGCGCGCCCAAATTCACTCGCTGTGTTCGGAACGCTCGATCTCGACGAGCGGGAGCGGCGCATCATTGACTTCGCCGACGGCAAGTTCCGCGAGATGTCGACCAAGCCGGAAATCTGCGGTGCCGGTCCGAATTGGCAGCGCCATTGCCACGAGATGATCTTCGTCGGCATCGACTACAAGTTCCACGACATTATCCAGGCGCTGCATCGCACCCTCCGCTTCGGGCAGACGCAGGCCTGCACGGCGCGCTTCATCTATACCGAAGCCGAGCGTGAGATCCGCGCCGACCTCGAGCGCAAATGGGCAGCGCACGACGAGCAGTCGAAGCGTATGAGCGAGATCATCCGCAAGTACGGCCTGGGGCACGTCGACCTTGCAGGCACGCTCAAGCGAAAGATCGGTGTGCCACGCAAGGAGGCTCGCGGCGAGCGTTACAGCGTCGTTAACAATGACGCTGTCGACGAGGCGAAGCGATCGGGCGAGGCGTCGGTCGACCTGATCATCACCTCAGTGCCGTTCGCCAATCACTACGAATATACGACGAACTATGAAGACTTCGGCCACACCGACAACAATGACCATTTCTGGGCGCAGATGGATTTCCTCACGCCCGAGCTGCTGCGGATCCTGCGGCCCGGTCGGTTGGCCTGCATCCACGTCAAGGACCGCGTGCTGTTCGGAAATATGACTGGCGCAGGCCTGCCGACGATCTCGCCGTTCCATGCCGAGGCGATCTTCCACTACCGCCGTCACGGCTTCGACTATTGCGGAGCCATCACCGTGGTTACCGATGTCGTGCGGGAGAACAACGGCAACTACAGGCTCGGATATACCGAGATGTGCAAGGACGGCACCAAGGTCGGCGTCGGATCACCCGAATACGTGCTGCTTTTCCACAAGCCTCAGTCGGATCGCTCGAAGAGCTACGCCGACCTCCCGGTGCGACGCGAAAAGTCGGACTATTCGCTTGCGCGCTGGCAGATTGATGCGCATGCATTCTGGCGCTCGAGCGGACAGCGTCTGCTGACGCCCGAGGAGCTTGCAGCGCTGCCACCGGACAAGCTCGCGAAGCTGTTCCGCGAACAGAGCCGGTTCCAACCGTACGACTATGACCGACACGTCACGATCGGCGAGGCGCTCGAGGTCCGCAACGCGTTGCCGTCATCGTTCATGGCGCTCGCGCCGGGGTCATTCGACCCGATGGTGTGGGACAATATCAATCGGATGCGCACGCTCAACGGCGAGCAGCTTCGCCGCAACGTTGAATTCCATATCTGCCCGCTGCAGTTCGACATCGTCGATCGCTGCATCGAGCGGTTCTCCAATAGAGACGAGCTGGTCTACGATCCGTTCGGCGGCATCGGCACCGTTCCGGTGCGGGCGATCCTGAAGGGTCGCCGCGGGAAATCGAGCGAGCTTTCGGAACAGTATTGGCGCGATTCTGCGCACTATTGTGCGGACGCCGAGCGTCAGGCGTCGGTGCCGACCTTGTTCGATTTTCTGCCGGCCGAAGGAGAGGCGGCATGAACACCATCACGTCTCCTCCCGTCACCTTCAATCGCCTTCCGTCGGGGCGCGAGCACGTGATGCTCGGCACCCTACGCGTGGCGCATATCAATCCCCATAACTTCGGCACGAAGGTCGCCTTCTTCGTCCAATGTCACCTCCCAACAGATGGCGGGCCGATGCGGCTGCGGCCGGCGACGTGTATCGGCATTGCACGCGCAATAGCCCTTCAGCAGATCGCCGAGTGGCTCGACTGTGCGGGCGAGCTATGCGGCCCGCTCGCCGTCACCGTCCGTGCGCAGGCGCTTGAGGAGAGGGAGGTCGCCTGATGGGCCGCAAAACCTTATGGACCGACAATCTGCTGGCGAGCGCCAAGGTGCTCCTCAAATCAGGTCTGCAATGCCGCCAGGTGGATGCTCGCCTCGGTCTGAATGAGGGCGCGACCTATGCGAAACTATGCCGTCTGAAAATGACGCCGGCCCAGCGTGAAGCCGAGCGCCAGTATCACCGCAACTACAAGAAGACGACGCAGGCCAACGGGCGAGGCCATGCCTATGGCGGGTCCGGCCCACCGGCGCGCGTGCCTGAGGATGTGCTCGCCGAGCGCGATCGCCGTCGCGATCTGAGCCTTGCGCGCGACGACCTGACGTCCGAATTCTTCGATGATCCTTTGCCGGGCTACTCCGCCCTGGACCAAATGCGCGAGAGGCAGCAGCGATGACGAAGGCCATGAAACGCGCGCTCGATACCGTCATCAGCTTCATCGGTCGGCACGGTCACATGCCGTCGTTGGCTTCGCTCGCGAGCGAGCTCGGGTGCAATCGATCGAACGCGCAGCGTCTTGTCGCGAGCCTGACGGAACGCGGATCTCTATCGAGATTCGGTAGATCAGATCTCGCCATAGGGGGGGGGCGGGGTCGCGGTCGTCATCCCGGCGCCTATAGCGGCCGCACTCGCGCGGTTCTGTGCGCAGCACGGCGAGAGCATCTCCGGCGTCGTATCGGACGCCATCACTCTTCACCTCGACCAGATCGACGCCGCCGGCTCGTTGGATGAGCCGGCCGGCATCGACGCGGTGTGACCGTTGCGTAGCGTGAACCAAGAAAAAGCCAACAACCAGAGACGCTAGACGCGATTTATCAATGTCGTTTCAAGCCGTGACATGGGCGATCGAGCAACGCTCGGGCTCGCCGAGCGCGAAGGCCGTCCTGTGGTCGATCGCCAACTATGCGAACGAGCTGTGGTGCTCGTTTCCGAAGCAGGAGACGATCGCGAACGACAGCGAGCAGTCGGTCGATTCCGTACAGCGCCGTGTCGCCGACCTGGTCAAGTGTGGGCTCGCCCGCCGGATCAAGCTGAAGCGCTACGGCCGGCGCACGCACGACTTCATCATTTTGCCGCCATCGCCGCTGTTCGAAGCCCCGCTGGAGGACATCCGACAGCACCTGCCGTCCGGCTGCGACGTCATGGAAGACGCTGCCGCAGATTGCGGTAGCGTGGAAAGTGATGAAGACGTGACGCTGTCGCGCGAGTCCGCGTCCGACGCTGCCGCAGATTGCGGTAGCGTTTCGGAGACAACGCAGCCGCAATCTGCGGTCGACGCTACCGCACTGGTGCGGCAGCATGAACCTGTTACTAACCAAGAGTCCCAACCCCAAACCCCTTCCCAAGCCGCAGACGTAGCAAAGGGGCAAGCGAGGCAAGAGGCAGCCGCAGATTGCGGGAAGCAGGAGCGGTTCCAAAAGCTGGTCGAAGTCTATTCGACCAGCGCCATCGCTCCCGTGTGCTCGAACTTCGACGCGGCCTTCGCCGACTGGTTGCCGCTCACGCCCGAGCAGGAATATCAGGCGATGCTGGGCGCACGTGGTGCCGCGGCGGTGCGCTCGCGCGATCCCAAAACCAAAACGCTCGTGGGCTTGCAGCGGTTCCTACGCTCTTCGGTGCTCTGGGCCGAATACGCGCGCTTTGCTCCAGCCGCGAAGCCGCCGACCCCGCGCAACTGGGTCGGGCTCGGATCGGAAGAATGGCGCGCGCGCGCTGTGCTTTCAGCGATCGTGGGTCGCCCAATGCCGCTCGCGCGCCCAGGAGCAGAAGGGCAGGCGGGCGCGGATTTCCTCGGGTCTTTGCCGCACGCCGGGTTGGTGCTCGCGCGCTTCGCCGACGCCCAAGGTAACGTCGACCGAGACCGCTGGAAGGTGCTCGATGCCGATGTTGATGCCGACAAGGCCAAGATTGCGGCGTGGCGCGATCGCGTCAACGAATGCCTGGGCGTTCGAGTCGAGACGGTCCTGATCTTGCTCGATGCCTACGTGACGCATACCAAACTCGATGGATCGGCCTTCGAGGCGCGCCGACGCGTCAACGGGTTGCGGGTTCCTGACGATTGGCCGCCGCCAAAAGGCGAGCACGCCAAGGCACCGCAGCGGCACGGGTCAACCACGCTCATGACCGACGACGACCGCCGTTTTCTCGAGCAGGGCGGGCTGAAATGAACATCCGGAGGAGACCCAATCATGCAAGCCAGGCGGATCACCGCGAAGATGAAAAAGCATGTGCTAAAGCTCGCCCGGAAGGAGTGGGGCGAGGACAAGCGGCCGCCGCAGTCGCTATACGATGCTTTTGCTGAATTGCAGACGCGGCAAGAGACCGTCGAGCTCAACTGGGATCCGTGGCTCATCGCTTTCAGCCAGCCACGCGTCGAGCACGTCGCCAAGGCCTCGTTGGAGCGCGAGGGCTTCGAGTGCTATTACCCGGTCGGCAAGCACGTCACCACGCCACCGATGCGGACATTACCATCGAAGACGCGACACAAGCGCCGATACGAGGTGCGTGAAGAGGCCAGGCCTGTTCTGCGAAGCTATCTGTTCATCCGTCGACTGTTTGGTGGCTACGACCTCGACAATCTCTACGAGCTCAACGGCGTGGGTGGCATCTGCCATTTCGGCGATTACGTTGCAACACTGCCAGACTACGAGATCGAGCTGCTCCGCTTGGCCGAAGGTTATGGTCGGTTCAACACCTACAACGTAAGCAATACGGGGGCTTACCGGTTGGCCGTGGCCACATTGGCGGATCATCCCGACCCGAGAAGCAAGTGGACGGGCCAGACCCGGATGATCGGCAGGCTTGACGAATCGGACAGAACGATTCAATTCATAGAGTCAGTTGGCCGTGTCATCCGCGTCATCCAGACTGCACAGCAGCTGCCAGCGACCCGATAGGGTACCACGCTAAGTGCTGTGCAATGGTAATCCCCGGCGCTCTCGCGGCCGGGGTTTTGCTTTTCAGATCAAAGGGTGGCGGGGCTGATCGTCGGCCGTCTCTGATCAAACGCGGAGTTCCATCATGCGATGATCTCGGGCTTCTCCATGGCATATCAGGCAGAGCGAGCCCCGGTGCAACCACTGCACCGGGGCTCATTGCTTTTCTGGGGCTCATAGGGTGTGCGGTAGCGCCTCGCGTTACCGCCGCCCTCCTTGGGCGTTTCCTCCCTAAACTCAAAAGGGCCTCGGACTTAAACACTGCGCCGAGGCCCTTTTTTCGCAGGTGGGAAGGTAGAGGAATGGCGGGCATCACGATCGACTTCCGGTCCGACCTGAAGGACGTGCTGCGAAGTTTGGGTCAGATCCGTGAAGACCAAATCCCATTCCTCACCGCCTATGCGCTGACCAAGACCGCACAGGACATCAAGGCCGCCGAGATCAGGGTGATGGAGGGGGTTTTCGATCGGCCGACGCGATTCACGCTCAATTCGCTTTTCGTGAAGCCCGCCACCAAAAAAGAACTCGAAGCCGTCGTCCACTTCAAGGAAGGATTTGGTTCGGTGCCGGCGTGGCGCTATCTCGGCCCTCAGGTGGAAGGGGGGCCTCGCAAGAAGAAGTCGCATGAGCGCGCCCTTGAGAGGGCCAATATATTGCGGGGCGACGAGTTCTGTGTGCCAGGAAAGGGCGTCAACCTCGATAGCTTCGGGAACATGAAGGGTGGCGAGATCACCCGAATCCTTTCAAGACTCAGTGCCAGCCCCGATCCGCTTCAGAACGTAACGGCACGCTCAGCCCGTAGGAACAAGCGACGCGGTGCGGCTGCATACTTCGTGGCACGTGGGCAAGGTCGACTGCCGGATGGTATCTACCAGCGTGTGGGGCTGCGTAACGTCAAACCGGTGCTGATATTCGTGAGGCAGCCTCGCTATCATAAGCGGTTCCCATTCTATGAGCAGGCCCGGCAGGTGTATGCCGCACGCTTTGCCTTTCACATGCGTGATGGCTTCACCAAGTTCGTGGCGAACCGCGTCAAACGAGCGGCTTGATCTAAAATAGAAATATCTTCGTCTCTCGCGGGTCCTTCCGGCATCAGGGCCCACACGAGTAATTCGGACCCCGTACAATCAGCAGTCAAAGAGCAAATTGAAAGCCTAAAGAGGCTAAAGGGGGAAGCCTAAAGGACTAAAGGCGGGAGTCGAAATCGTGGAAACTCAGTCGGCCGCGCCCGCGGTGGTGAGCAAGGGGGAATTCGCGGCCATCGCGAACGTCACTCCTGGGCGGGTGTCCCAGTGGATTAGTGCGCGGAAAATATCTGGCGATGCATTGGTGGGCGAAGGGCGAGATCAGAAGATTGACGTCGCCAAGGCCGCTGCGCAGCTCAAGCGCACGCTCGACATCAGTCAAAGGCTTGGCAACGGCATCGACACGCGGCTCGACGTTGGGGCCCGCCAGGCCCCTACGGGCGGCGCCCAGCAGCAGGCGGCGGCACCACCGTCTGCGAACCCGCAAACGGCGGACGATCGCGTCGAGGAGCAGATCAAGCTTGCACGCCTTCGCGGAATTGAGTTCGACAACCGGAAAAAGGCGCAGGAAGAGGCGCAGCGAAGGGGTTTTCTGACCCAAACGGACGCCGCTAAGCGCGAAATGGGGCAGATCGCTGCGCGAATGGTGACGCTGTTCGAAGGTGCTCTTCCCGAGTTTGCGACCGCCATCGCGGCCGAATTCAAGGTCCAGCAGCGCGACGTGCTACATATCTTGCGTACCAAGTTCAGAGAGGTGCGCGCCGGTGGGGCAAATGCGGCCAAACAGGCAGCGGCGGAGCTGCTGGAGATGACCGAGACCGAGCTCGCGCCAGAGGAAGAGCCTGGTGCGCAGGTCGAGCCCGCCGAGGCCTGATCCGTGTGCATCCAACTCGCGAATGCCGAACGTCTGGCTATGGAAGCGCAGGCGCGCGCACTCGAGCCGTCGCCGCCGGTCGACTATCTGACGTGGGCGGAAGCCAACATCGTTTTCACCGACCGGGAAAGCCCTTTCCCCGGTCCCTACAATAGGACGCTGTTTCCGTACTTCGACGAAATCCTGCGGGCGCTGTCGCCGGATGATCCCTGCCGCACCGTCACCCTGATCGGCTCGGCGCAGATCGGCAAGACGGTGATCGCGAACGTGTTCACCGGCGGATCCATGGCGATGGACCCGTGCGATTTTCTCTACATCCACCCGACTGAGGACAATGCACGCCGCTGGTCGCGGCTCAAGCTCTCGCCGATGCTGAGTGGGACGACGGCGCTCTCGCGCATCTTCCCGCAGAAATCACGCGACGGCTCCGATTCCATTCTGATGAAGGAGCACCGTGACGGGCTTGGCGCGATCCTGGTCTCAGGCGCCAACTCGCCGGCCTCGCTCTCGCAGGTCTCGATGCGCCGCCAGGCGCAGGACGACCTCTCGAAGTGGGAGATGAATTCGGCCGGTGATCCGGAGGCGCAGGCTGACAATCGCTCGCGCGCACACGAGTTCGCCAAGATCCTGAAGCTCGGCACACCGCTCGTGCTGCCGGGCTGTCGCATCACCAAGAGCTACGAGCTGGGCAGTCAGGAGCAGCCCTACGTTCCGTGTCCCCATTGCGATCATTTTCAGGTGCTCGAATGGGAGAATATGCAGGCCAATCTCGATCCGGCTCATCCGGATGCCGCGCACTTCACCTGCGTGTCCTGTGGCTCGGAGATCCGCGAGCACCATCGCCAGCAGATGCTCGCCCGCCTGGAGTGGCGCGCTCACAACGAGAGTGCGAAGCGGACGCATCGCTCGTTTTGGATATGGTCGGCGTATTCGTATCTGCAATCGTGGGTTCGGATCGCGGCCGAGTGGTTCAAGGCCAAGGGCGATAGCGCCGCCGAGCAGACGTTCCTCAACGATACTGCCGGCCGTGCCTACAAGACGCAGGGCGAGGCACCTCCGTGGGAAAAATTGCGCGATCGTGCGGCGCAGTCGCACTACACACGCGGTGTTGTGCCGACCGGAGGACTGGTCACAACGCTTGGCATCGACTGCCAGGGCGACCGCGTTGAATGGCAGGTGGTTGCGTTCGGCCGTGAATTTCGACGCTACGTCGTCGAATACGGCGTCATTCCGGGGCACATCACCGACAAGATTTGCATGGAGCGGCTTGATGCGCTGCTCAGACAGACTTGGCCAAATGAGGTTGGCCGAAGAATTGGTCTCGACATGACCGCGATCGACGGCAATGCCTGGACCGAGGACGTTTGGGCGTGGGCGAAGCGACATCCGCAGTCGAAAGTGATCATGGTCCGCGGTCGCGGCGAGGAATCAGCCCCGCGGCTCGCTCGTGTGAAGCGGGAACGCAACGAGCGCACCGGCAAGCTACTGAAATATGCGACGCGGTTTTACAATTTCGGCGCATCGGTCATGAAAATGGCGCTCTATCGCGACGCCGCCAAGGAAGATCCGATGCAGTCGGGCTTCATCGCGTTTCCGAAAGGTCTCGACGACGAATATTTCCGGCAATTCAGCGCGGAGCGCCGCACGCCGAAGAAAAGGCACGGGTTCACGGTCTATCGCTGGATCAAGGACCCGCAGCAAGCCAACGAGGCGCTCGACACCATGCTGCAGGCGGAGACGGCGGCCAACAAATTCGGAATTCGGGGTCTGCCGGACGCGATCTGGGCGAAGCTTGAGACTGAGCGAGAAGCGCCGCTGGTGCCATCGCAGGGCGACATCGAGGATCTGATCACATTGAGTGTGGTCGCGCCGGTTGTCCCGGCAAATCCGGCAGCTCGGAAGCGCCGAATGCGTGGCGAGGCGGTGTATTGATGGCTGGAATTACTCTTGCAGCGGCACAGACTCAACTTGACGCTTGGATAGCGGCCTCCGCCGCGGTCGCGAAGAGCCAGTCGTACACGATCGACACCGGTAATGGGCAGCGATCGCTGACGCGTGCCGATGCTGAGCAGATTCTGAAACAGATCACGTTCTGGGACACGCAAGTGAAGCGACTGTCGTCTTCGCGCGGTCGCACGCGCTATCTGGTGCCGGAATGAACCGGCGGGACGTCAACGAGCTCACATTCTATGTGCGGGCCGACGAGATGCATTTGATGCCGACCGTCATTTCAACGATCAATCGCCGGATTACTGACGGGCGTTGGGTGATCACGGGAATCAAATGTGAGCAGACACCTGGAAAAGAGCTTCTATTCTTTCTGAATGGCCATAAATCATGAGATTGTCAGAGGTCCAGCGCCGGGTCGCTGACAGCAGCACGGTCGTCGACAAGGTCGTGGAGTTTTTTGCGCCGGTCACCGCTCTTCGCCGCGCCAAGGCGCGCACGATGCTGGCGCTGCATGGCGGCTATGAGGGCGGCCGACGCACTCGGCGTGGGACCAAGAACTGGCGACCGGCGGAAGGCTCTGCGGATACCGATACGCTGCCGGATTTGCCTGATCTGCGTGCCCGATCGCGCGATCTGGTGCGCAATGTGCCGATTGCGACCGGTGCGGTCAGCACCAAGTGCACAAATGTTGTTGGCACCGGGCTGCAGATGCAGTCCTGTATCGATCATGAATATCTTGGGCTGACCGAGGAGCAAGCGGACGCCTGGGAGCGCGGGGCGGAACGTGAATTTGCTGCCGCGTGCAGGACGCTCGACTTCACAAGCGTGCAGGACTTCGAGGAATTCCAATATCTGGCGTTTCGTTCGGCCGATGAATCGGGCGACGTGTTTGGAATCCGGCGCTACCGCAAAGACCCGGGAGATATCTACGGGACCAAGGTGCAGCTGGTTGAGGCGGATCGCGTCTCCAATCCCAGTCGCGCGGCCGATACGGATAAGATTGCCGGGGGCGTCGAGCTCAACACAAACGGCGTTCCGGTCGCCTATCACGTCACGGATAAGCATCCGGGTGGCCTGCGTATCGCCGGCATGAAATGGGAACGGGTGCAGGCACAGACCGGCGCGGGCAAGCAGGTCGTCATCCACCTTTTCGAGCGGCTCCGTCCGGATCAGACGCGTGGGGTTCCATATCTGGCTCCGGTCATCGATATGATCAAGCAGCTCGGGGACTATACCGACTCCGAGGTGCGCGCGGCGGTGCTGACCAGCTTCATCACATGGTTCATCAAGTCCGAGCTGCCGGAAGATCCCGATTCCAGCAAGCCGATCCTTGGCGAGGTCGACAGCTCGCTTGATCGCAACGAGATCAAGCTCGGTAGCGGGGCGATGGTCGATCTCAATCCAGGTGAGGATGTTACGGCACCTGCACCGGTGCGGCCGAACCCCCAGTTCGACCCGTTCTTCCTGGCGATGACGCGGCAGATCGGTGTTGCGCTGGAGATTCCGCACGAGCTGCTGATCAAGCACTTCACGGCATCCTATTCCGCGAGCCGCGCGGCGCTGGAAATGGCATGGCAGTCGTTTCGACGCTGGCGTTTGTGGTTCGCGCGGAACTTCTGCCAGACGATCTACGAGTGGATCATCGAGGAGGCGGTTGCGACCGGCCGGCTTGCGGCGCCTGGCTACTTCGAGGACCCTTTGGTCGCGCACGCCTATTGCAAGGCGATGTGGATTGGTCCGAACCGCGCATCGATCGATCCCAAGCGCGAAGCCGAGGCCGACAAGATCGATGTGCTGGAACTCCGTGTGAAAACGCGCGAGCAAGTCGTACTCGAGCGCACCGGCGGGCGATGGGAAGATAAGAATCGCCAGCTCATCAAGGAAGAGTCAGCCATACCGGAGCGCCGCGGGGCGGCGGCATCGGCAGCGACGGCTCAAGCCGACGAGCCTTATGATTCAGGCGCGAGTAGCGACGCCGAAGACGAGACCCAAGCCATTCGAGGCCGCGCATGAACGAAGAGATGAGCTATCACCGTATCGCGGCACAATTCTACAACCGGCCGCTGCTGCTCCTGCCGAGTGCGGCGGAAACGATCAGCGCGTTTCTGCTCTCACGCGTAGGTGCGCGCGGGCGCGGTAATGTTGCGGCGGAAAGCGGCGGCGAAAGTCGGCAGTTCTTTGAACCGACACGTAGTCCGGACGGTGCGATCGAATCTCATGCGCCGCGTGCCAGCCGATTCTACGGCGAAACGCCGCTCGACGAAAACAGCCGTCCGCTTCCGTTTCGGCGGACGGCCGAGGGTGTCGCGATCATCACATTGGTGGGCGAGTTCGTGAATCGCGGCGCCTGGGTGGGCGCCTCGAGCGGGCTCATAAGCTATGAGGGTTTCAAGTTCCAGATGCAGCGCGCCGCTGCCGATCAGCGCACGCGGGCGATCATGCTGGATATCGAGAGCCCCGGCGGTGAAGCCGTCGGCGCCTTTGAGGCTGCCGCTGCCGTGCGCGCCGCCAGCGCTATCAAGCCGGTGGTCGCCGTGGTGAACGGCATGGCGGCGTCGGCGGCTTATGCGATCGCATCGGGCGCTGGACGGATCGTGAGCATGCCGACGGGAATGTCGGGCTCGATCGGCGTCGTGATGATGCACGTCGATTTTTCAAAGGCCCTGGAGGTTGCTGGGGTCAAACCGACCCTGATCTTCGCGGGCGAGCACAAAGTCGACGGCAATCCGTTCGAGCCGCTGCCCAAGGATGTCCAGGCGGACTTCCAGCGCGAGGTGATGAGCTTCTACGACCAATTCGTCGCCGCCGTGGCCGCCGGCCGCAAGGCGATGAGCGAAAAGCAGATCCGCGACACGCAGGCCCGCGTCTTCACCGGAGACGATGCCGTCAATGCGCGCCTCGCTGATTCCGTCGGTACCTTCGAAGAGGTGCTGGCGGACCTCACCCGCGGCCTCTCGAGCCGCCTTTCACCATCCATCCAACCGAAAGGACTTCAGATGGACAAGAACGAAGGCGCGCCTGCCGCCGAAGTCGTGGGCTCAACTGCCACCGCCACTGCCACTCTGCCGAAACCGGCCGCCACGACCGTGGCGGAGCTTTCCGCCGCATCTCCGGTTCTGGTGAGCCAGATCCAGGGAATCGCCGCCACGGCCGAACGCGAGCGTATCCTCGGCATCGAGGCGATTGCCGTGCCCGGACACGAGGCCTTGGTTGCCAACATGAAGGCGGACGGGAAGACCACTCCTGACCAGGCGGCTCGCCATATCCTCGAAGCCGAGAAAAAGACGCGCGGCACGCACCTCAACGCCATCAAGGGCGTCGAGGATGAGGGCAAGAAGGTTGTGGCGGCGCCGAGCGCTGGTGCGCGGCCTGAGACGCCACCGAAGGCGACCACGCCGGAGGGCTGGAAGGCCGAATACGCAGCGAGCGAAGCGCTGCAGAGTGAGTTTCTCTCGGTCGCGAACTACGTTGCGTTCAAGACGGCGGAATCGCAGGGCCGCGTGAAACGTCTGGTGCAGCGCGCGAGTTAAGCGCGTCCGAAGCGAAACGTAATCGGACCGGCGGTCGCGAACCGCGCTTGACCGCCGGCCCCGATCCTCCTCCCGCCCGGGATGAGGGCTCGTAGCGCGGCTTTCCCCCACCATCAGACATGGAGATCAGCCAATGACTACGTTGGCAGCCAATAAGCCGCGCGCGTATGAGGGCGGCCCTGTTCGTCAGGAAGAGAACGCGATCCCAATGATCGCGTCCGATATCATCTATGAGGGCGCTGCAGTGGGCGTCGTTGACGCCACCGGTCATGCGCGACCGCTGGCCGCCGCCGATCGTTTCGGGGGCTTTGCTCGGGCCACGGCGGACAACTCCGCCGGTGCTGCGGCGGTGATCAGGGTGGGCGTCTACCAGCAGGGCTTCGTGGAGTTGCCGGTGACTGGTGCGGTGATCACCGATCTGGGCCAGCCGGTCTATGCGACCGACGACGACACGTTCACATTCCTGCCCGTGGCCGCGGCCTTCATCGGCTTCGTGCACCGGTTTGTGAGTGCTGGCGTCGCCATCGTGGCCTTCGATGCTCTGAATTATCGCGATCCCTATGGCGAGCGAACGGTGCGCGAGCTGCTCAGCGCCGTGAAAACCTTCGACGCGGAAGATTCCGGCAAGGTGTTCTTCGTCGATTCCGATGGCGATGGCGACGCCCTGACCTTGCCGGCGATTGCCACCGGCCTCGCCGGCATCAAGATCGTGGCGATCAGCGCATTTGGGACCACGCAGGTCAAGATCGACCCGGCGGCGGCGGACATGATCCTGGGGCCGGACATCACCGGCGCGGACAACAAGGATCTGCTGCTGACCAAGGCCACGCAGCGCCGCGGCGATTTCGTGGTGCTCGATCTCGGCGAAGCGGACGGCTACGTCGTCACCGAGATGCGCGGCATCTGGGCGCGCGAGGCCTAATCTCCCGCCGACCGAACGTGTAGCCGCCCCGACTTGTCGCGTGGCGGCGAGTAAACATCCGGCGGTACGCAGGGCGCGGCCCGCTCCACCCTCTCACCTCCAAAAGGACCAACGCAAATGGACCAGTCACTCCTGTCCAGCCGCGCCGTCATGGGCATGTACTATGCGCGGCTCGAAGTGCCATCCAACATCGTCTGGATCGATGGCGTCTCGAATCTTTTCAATTCCGATCAGGGTTCCGAACAATACAACTTCCTCGGAATGTCTCCGCGGATGCGAGAATGGATCGGAACTCGCCAGGCCAAGGGCCTGCGTGGCAACGGCGTCACGATCGTGAATCGACACTATGAGTCCACGCTTGAGTTCGCGCTGAAGGATGTTCGTCGTGACAAAACAGCGCAAATCCAGGCCCGCATTGGGGAGTTCGCGGACGAGGGCGACCTGCATTGGGCGACGCTGCTCACGCAGCTTCTGATCGATGGCGAATCGACCGTCTGCTACGACGGACAGTTCTATTTCGATACGGATCACTCCGAAGGCGATTCGGGCGCGCAAGACAACGATATCGCCGTCGATATCTCGACGCTTCCGGCGGCTGTTCACGGCACAGTCACGGCACCGAGCATCGAGGAAATGCAGCAGGCGATCCTGCAGGGCATCACCAAGATCATCAGCTTCAAGGATGACCGCGGCCGCCAAATGAATGCTGGTGCGCGTGAGTTCACGGTGGTTGTGCCGGTTGGATTGTTTTTCGCAGCATCCCAAGCGGTCAGCACCATCGCGACCGCAGCGTTGCAGCAGAACTTCAATCCAAATCTCGTTGCCGGACTGGTGGTGCGGGTGCAGATGGTTTCGGAGTTGACCTGGACCGACAAGTTTGCGGTGTTCCGCACCGACAGCGCCATCAAAGGCCTCATCCGCCAGCAGGAGACCTTGCCGAGTATGAAGGCAAAGGCCGAGAACTCCGAGTTCGAGTTCGACAACGACGCCTGGCAGTTCGGCATCGATAGCTGGCGCAACGTCGGTTACGGCTACTGGCAGCGCGCTTGCCTGGTGACGATGACCTGATCGTTTTACGCAGATTAAATCGCAATGTATGGGGGCCGTTCGCGCGAGTGGGCGGCTCCTATTGTTTAGAAACACTTTCGAGCTGGAGTCCTTGCCATGAACCGCTATCGCGTTGCCGGCGGCGTCTGCCGCCTTTCTCCCTCGACAATGGTTGGGTTGCTGGAGGATCAATTCAAATCCCGCGCGCACAAGCTCGAGCTGGTCGAGCGGATCGAGCCGGAGGAAGGCAAGAAGGGTAAGGTCCGGATCGTGGCCCGAGTGTGCGATCAGGTCGAGTTCAAAGTGGGCGAGATCATCCGCCTCGGCGAGCTCGACAAGCACCTCGCCACACTGCTCCAGCCGCTTGATCCGCCGGTTGGCGAAGCCGACAAGATTGCAGCCGGGATCGCGGCGTCCCGCGGCGGCAACCCAAAACTTCCGGCGCGGTCGCCGGACTTGCCTGATCCGGTCGTCCTCATCGCCAAGACCAGCGATCGGGAGGAGGTTGCGGTCAGCCAATCGGACCTCATCGCGAAGATCTTCGAGGATTGCGGTGTGTCGCTCGCGCAATGGAATTCATCGTCTGACCAGCAGCGCACGATGACCCTCACCGAAATGATCGAGATCGTGAAATCGGAAGCGGTCGACAGGGCGAACAAGAAGGCCAAATAGCATGGGTGTGGAAAGTGCTGCGGATCGCGCCACCTTTCTGTCGCCGGATGATTTTGGTGATGTTGGCGTCTATCGGCCGGTTGCGACCGCGACCGACAGTGATCCGATCGACGGCATCCTCAACGATCCATATCTCGCGGTTCTCACCGGCGGCGATGTAGCCACATCCGATTCCCAGCCGACATTTCTGTTGCGATCGGCTGACCTGCCAGCGCAGGCGCGCGGTGGGGATGGTGGCGACACCCTCGTTGTCAATACCGTCACCTATCGCGTTGTCGAGCTGCAGCCGGATGGTGCGGGCATGACGCTCCTCACCCTCGGCCGCTGACCATCCACGGAGCAACACATGTCACTCACGACAAAGATTTCCGCTCACATCAATGCAAGGTTGATCGGCACCTCGGATCACGGAGAGCCGAAGGACGAGCTCAGCAACCTGTACAACAAGGAGATGGCGACCGGGACCGGATCCGGCCTGGCCGACAAAGTCTTTTCAGACCAGCGAACGCTCGCGGCCTCCGCGACCGAGAGCCTCGATCTTGCTGGGGGCAGCTTGTTTGACTCGCTGGGTGCCGCGCTCACCTTCGTGAAGGTCAAGGCAATCCTGATCAAGGCGGCCGTTGGCAACATCAACGACGTGTTGGTAGGCGGCGCAGCGTCCAATGCCTTCGCGGGCCCCTTTGCTGATGCGAGCGATATCATCGGTATCAAGCCGGGCGGCGTGCTGCTGGTCGCCGCTCCCGTCGCCGGCTGGACGGTCACGGCTGGTACAGGCGATCTCCTGAAGATCGCTAACAGCGCCGGCACGACCGGCGTAACCTACGACATCACCATCATCGGCACGTCGGCCTAAGCCATGGCCGATCATCTGCGCAAACAGATCCGTGACGCCGTTCTTATGGCGATCAATGGATTGGCGACCACCGGTACTCGCGTGGAAGTCGGGCGCACGCGCCCGCTCGCTGAGGACCACGATCCCACGCTGCTGGTCTACACGCCCAGCGAGACGTCCAAGCGCGAGCTGATGGGCCGGCCGCCGATCATTGGGCGGCCCATGACGCTGGTGATCGAAGGGCGGGTCCAATCAACCCAGCCGCCGGATGATGTGCTCGACACTATTGCTCTCGAGGTCGAGCCGGCGATGGCACAGGACACAAGACTTGGCGGGCTCGTCCTGGACGTCGAGCTCACGTCGACCGAGATCAATGTTCAGGCGCCGGGCACGAAGCACATCGGCGCTATCCGCATGAGCTATCTGGTCCGCTACCAGACCGCGCAAGGCGTTCCCGACACCGCTGCCTGATCTGACATCCAGGCCATCACAGGAGGCTGTTCGCCATGACCAATGCCTTGCTCGGTTGGGGCACCACGTTCGGTATCGAGAGCGACTCGACGCCCGGCGTCTATGAAACGATGGCGGAGGTGTTCAACGTCACGGCACCGAATTCGCAGACCGATCAGGTCGAGGCGACCCACAACGAAAGCGCCAACCGCGAGCGGGAATATATCGCGGGGCTGGTCGAGCCCGGCGAGGCGTCGTTTGAGATGAATTTCATTCCGGGGTCGGTTTCGGATACCCGAATTCTCGCGCTGAAGACGGCGGGCACCAGCAAAAATTGCCGGATCACCTTCCCCAACGATGTGACCTGGGACTTTGTGGCCCTCATCACCGGGTATGAGCCGGCAACGCCGACCGATGATCGCATGACGGCGACCGTCACCATGAAGGTCTCGGGCTCGACCGTCGTAACGGTGCCCTGATCGACACCATGACTGACGCGCTGCTCGGCCACGGTACGCTGTTTCAGACGCTGGTCGGTGACGATTGGGTCACGGCAGCTGAAGTCAGGGATATCTCGCCGCCTGCGATCGCGCGCGATTCGATCGACATTTCGGACGAAGAGGCGCCAGGGGAGTGGGGCACGGCGATGCCGGGCACTCGCCGCGGCGGAGAGATGTCGTTCGACTTCAACTTTATTCCAGGCGGAGCAGTTTTCGGCGATCTCTATGACGAGCTCGGGGACGACACGGTCAGGCAGCGACGTCTTTTATTTCCTAACGGCTTTGCATTCCCGTTCAGCGGCTTCCTGATCACGCTCGAGCCTAAGGCCGGGATGGCGGATGTGATGACGGCTGCGGCGACACTGAAACTGTCCGGCGCGCCCGGACCGATGCAATGGGTGGGACGATGACGAATCCAATTCGCGGCGAAGTCGAGATCGAGATATCCGGTTTTTCGTACAAGCTGAAGTTCGGCACCGACGCGCAGATCGCGATGGAAGTCGAGTTCGGCCGTCTCTACGGCCGGCCGGCCGTACCGTTGTCGCAGATCGTGGCGGAGCATCTCAACCCGCCGTTGGCGTTGTCGGTCCTTGGCGTGCGGACCGCTTTCTGGGCCGGTTTGCGCAAGTATCATCAGGACGTCACGATCGCGAAGGCGGGCGAGCTCATCGACGACGCCGGTGGTTCGCTCGAGGTGTTGACCAAAGTCAGCGAGGCCTTCAGGTTCGCGTTTCCGGATGCGGAGGCGCGCGATGACTCTACGCGCCCTCCGGCGAAGGCAAGCGAGGAGGCGAGCATCAGTGGAACCAATGGGATTGGCGAGCCCACTTCGTCACCTACGTTGAATATGGATTCGACCCCGATACCTTCTGGGACATCACGCCTCGCGAATTGAGCCTCCGGCTCGAGGGGGCGAACAAGCGGCTCATGCGAGAGTGCAACGATCGCATGTCGCTTGCTTGGCATATTGCGGCCCTGCAGCGCAGAGAGCGGTTGCCGTCTCTGTCGTCGATGCAAATCAAGAAATCCAAGCCGCAGACATGGCAGCAGCAGCTTGCCATCGCCAAACAATGGGACGCCGTGATCAACGCGAGCAGCAAGGGGCACTAAGTGGCTGAAGGCTCCATCATCGGATTCCTGCGCGTCGTCCTCGGCGCCGACCTCTCCGCCTACGACAAGGGGATGAAGTCGGCGCAGGACCGCTTGAATACGTTCGGGTCCGGCATCAAGGCGGCCACCAAGGAGGTGGTCAACTTCCGCAACGCCGTTGCGGTCGTCGCTGGCGGTGCGCTCGTTCATTTCATCAAGACGCAGATCGAGGCCGGCGACCAGATCGCCAAGACCTCGGCGCGACTTGGAATTTCCGGGGAGAAATATCAGGAACTTTCGTATGCAGCCAAGCTTGCCGGGGTCGAGCAGGATGCGTTCAATGCGGCATTCGAGCAGTTCAATAAGCGCCTGGGCGATTTTTCCGGCAACGTCACCGACGCGCAAAAGGGCCTTGGCCAGCTCGGCATTAAGTTCTCGGACATCAAAGGTCTCTCGCCGGACGAACAATTCAAGCGCGTTGCCGAAGGGCTCAAGGCGATCGAGGATCCGGCGCGACGTGCCGCCATCGAATCCGATCTCTTCGGCAAATCCGGTATCAAGCTGGACGGTGTCCTTCGTGAGGGCGCTGATGGGTTAAACAAATACGGGCTCGAAGCGCGCAACCTCGGCTTCATCCTGTCGGGCGAGACGCTCAAGAAGGCCGAGGAGGCCAGCGACGAATTTGATCGGATCGGCAAGGCATTCAAGGTTGCCGGCATCAACCTCGCAGTCGGCTTCCTGCCGGTGCTCGAGGACCTGCGCAGGACTGTCACGTCGCAAGACTTCCAGGATGGTACGCGCAACCTGGCCAAGAATTTCGGCGACTTCGTTCGTATCCTCGTCGACAACAAGGATGCGCTAATCGTCGCCGCAACTTCGCTCGCTGGATTCCGCGTCGGCTCAGCTCTTGGGGCGGCTTTCGGAAAGTCGGGTGCGATTATTGGCGGCGTCACCGGCGCAGTCGGGGGATTTGCCGCCGGTATCGAGCTTGCAAAAACGGAGACTTCGAAGCTTGAGGGCGAGCTCGAAAAGCTGCAGAAGAATGCCACGGTGCTGCGCGAGATGTTGGCGGTTCCCACCAACAGCGAGGCAAACGCCGGACTTCGCGAGGATCTGGAGAAGACCGAAGCCAAGATCGTCCAGGTAACGGCGCGCCTCGCCGAGCTCAACAAGACGCAGGAGACGCCAACCAAAATCCGCGTCACGCCGGCCGCAACACCGTTCGATCCTGCGGTCGCGCAGGCGATCGAGGATCTCGGTTTCAAGACCCGGGTGCTGAAGGGTGACTTTGACGGATTGGCGGCGGGGTTTCCGCTGGCCGCCCAAGGTCTCCGGCAGTTCGGCCTGAGCGCTGACGAGAACCGCATCTCAGTTGAGCAGTTGTCGCCGCAACTCGCTCTGCTCAACCAGGCACAGCTTGCGTTCAACGGTGCGCAGCTCACGCAGGAGATGCTGAGCCCGTACGAGATCTACGCCCAGAAGCTCGAGCGGATCAACCAGTTGCTGGCGGCAGGCGCCATCAGCCAAGAGACCTATAGCCGCGGCGTCCAAAAGGCCGCCGACAATGCCGGCATCTCTTGGGGCAAGCAGGCGGAGTCGCTCGCCGGCAGCTTCTCGGAGATCGCGGGCTCGTTCGGCAAGGAGAACGCTAAAATGGCGAAGGCGGCGCAGATCCTCGGTGCAGTCCAGGCGCTGATCTCGACCTTTGTGGCGCAGGCCGAGGCCCTGAAGCTGCCGTTCCCGCTCAATCTCGTGGCCGTCGCCGCGGTGGCCGCCAAGGGCTTCGCGCTGGTTGCGGCCATCAAGTCCCAAAGTGTGCCCAGCATGGCGACGGGCGGCTCGTTCACCGTCCCGGGCGGCTCGAGCATGACCGATAACGTGCAGATGCCGCTCAATCTGGCGTCTGGCGAGCGCGTGACCGTCGATCGTGAGGACGAGCGCCGGGGATCGATGGGCGCACGGATCGTGCCTCTCGTGCTCAAGGGACGTCAGATATCGATCGATAGCGTCCGTGAGCTATTCGAGACCCTCAACGAAGGTGTCCGTGACGGATACCGGATCGTCCCGCAAAACGCATGATTGTCATATCCGAAAATCTTGTCCTCTCGCCGACCGGTTCGCCGGGCCCGGATCATCCGGTGATCGGCTGGCATAACCTGGTGACGGCAACCAACATCTCAGCCGACACCGCCGAGGCGGACTATCCCGTCACGAATTTGGCCAACCCATCGACGTTCCTGCAATGGCGGGGACGCGGCCTCGATGCATTCACCAAGCTGTTGCTTCATTGCGATGGGGCGGATGCCTCCACGACGTTCACCGACCTGTCGCTTGATCCCCATGCCGTCACGCCCAATGGAAACGCGCAGGTCGATACCGCACAGAGCAAGTTCGGAGGAGCCTCGCTCCTCCTCGACGGAACCGGCGACTTTCTCACCGTCAACGGTGGTGCTGACTTTGCGTTCGGGCTCGGCGACTTCACGATCGACCTTCAATTCCGGCTGAATGCAGTCGGGGCGGAACGCAGGCTTTACGATTCACGTCCCAGCGGTACGGCATCCGGGGCCTACGTCACGCTTTCTGTCACGAGCGGAAATGTTCTGCAGCTGATCGTGAATGGGGCCGCGCGCATCACCGGGGCAACGACACTCGCGACCGGCGCCTGGCACCACGTCGCGCTGGCGCGTTTTGAAGGGGTGACAAAGCTCTTCCTCGATGGTGTGCAGCAGGGCAGCAGCTACGTCGATGCGACCAGCTATCTCAATGGTACCAACCGTCCGGTGATCGGCGCGGACGGCAACAATACGGCGAACAACAATTACAACGGATGGCTCGACGAGATCCGGGTATCGAAGGGCATTGCGCGCTGGACGGAGGCATTCACGGCGCCGACGCTCGTGTACTTCAACGGAGATCAACACCTCACCGCCGCGATCGACGACACGATCGATTATATCGCGTTCGCGCGGCACAACCTCGGTAGCGGCCAGATCCCGGTTTCGGTCGAGGGTTTCATCAGCGGATCATGGCAGGAGCTTGTCGGCGAGACGCTGCTTGCCAACGACGATCCGGTTCTGTTCAGGTTCGTCCCGACCGCGATGTCATCGGTGCGCCTGCGCATGCAGGATGGGAACGCATCGCCGCGCGCGGCGGTGATGTATGCGGGCCGCCTAACGGTCTGCGAGCGCAAGATCTATCGCGGCCACACACCGATCAACTACGGTCGAACCGCGCGCGTCGTGAATAACCGCAGCGAGTCCGGTGAATTCCTCGGGCGCATCGTGCTGAGCGAGGCGCGAACGGGGGTGATCAGCCTCAACAATCTGACGCCAGCTTGGTACCGGGAAAACCTCGATCCATTCATTGCAGCGAGCAAAGCGCAGCCGTTCTTCTTCGCATGGCGTCCTGGAAGCTATCCATTCGAGACTGGGTTCGAATGGATGACCAACGATCCACGCCCGGTGCCTGAATCGCCGAACAATCTGATCGGCATCGAGATGCAGGTTGGCGGTTTAGGGCGATCAGCGGCCTGATGCGATGAACCGATCGCTGACCTACATCGAGATCGACATACCGTACTGCGCGCTGAGCTATGGGATTTCGCCGTGTGTGGCAGTTCTGGGCACGACCGGTTTGCTGAAGTGCTTCAACGTCATTCCCACCTGCCAGGATCGTGCGAATTTTACCGACGCACCGATCACCTTGCGCTTCGCGATCCCGACGAGCTATTTGCCGACCGACATCGAGGCGATTCCATCCATCAAGCCGGATGGCGTCGACTTCACGCCAGGCACGATATCGCTGGGCGCCGACCTGGGTCAGAGAGCAACGGTCAAGGTCAGCTTCATCGATCATCCACATTCGGACACGGGTCCTGGATTCGACAAGTATCTGAGCGAGCGGCTCTATGACCCCTATCTGCGCGGTTCGTTCTTCGGAAAATTTCGCGCGCGTCAGCCGTTTCTGCGCGGGCGGCCGCTGCGCCTCATCCGCGGATTGTTGGGCCAAAAGCTCAACCAGATGGACACGCGGCACTACATCATAGAGAGCTTCGACGGGCCTGGCCTCAACGGCACCTACACGCTGGTCGCGAAGGACGTGCTCAAGCTCGCTGACGGCGACCGTGCGCAGGCGCCACGGCTCAACAATGGGTTTCTGTCGGCCGGGATCAGCAACAGCGATGGCACTGCAACGCTTGCCCCTGTTGGAATCGGGAATTTGGAATATCCCGCTTCGGGTCTGGCGGCGATCGGCGGGAAGGAGGTTGTGTCCTTCACGCGTTCGGGCGACACGCTCACGATCGCGCGCGGGCAGCGCAACACCGAGCCGGTCGCGCATAATGCCGATGATCGCGTGCAGGTCGGTCTGATCTATTCAGGCGTCGACCCGGCAAACATCATCAAGGATCTGTTCGAGAACTACGCCGACATCCCGCCGGCGTTCATCCCGATCACAGCTTGGCTTTCTGAGACGCAGAATTTCCTGCAGCGGCTGTATTCCGCGGACATCATGGAGCCGACCCCGGTCGCAAAACTTGCGGCCGAGCTGATCGAGCAGGCAGGCCTTGCGGTCTGGTGGGATGATTTGTCCCAGCAGATCAGATTGCAGGTGATCCGGGCGGTGCTCACCGACGCCGATCGCTACACGCCGGACAACTCGCTGGAGACCTCGCTGACGATCAAGGAGCAGCCGGAGAAGCGTATTTCTCAGGTTTGGACCTATTTCGGTCAGATCAACCCGCTGCGGCCGCTGGAGGAGACCGACAACTATCGCTCGACTGAAGCGACAATCGACGACCAGGCGGAGGCTGACTACGGGCTGCCGGCGATCAAAAAGATCTTCGCGCGCTGGATTCCGCCGCTGGGGCGAACGGTGGCGACCCGGCTCAACAGCATCCAGCTCGCTCGCTACCGAAATCCGCCACGCCGATTTGGTTTCAACCTGCCGCGCTACGACATCACGCCGCCGGTGATGGGGGCCGGCTATCGCCTTGAGGCCTGGTGCATCCAGGATCCGACAGGCGCAGCGACCGACGCTCCGATTCAGTTGACCCGAGTCAATCCGGAGGCGGACAAGTTCGAAGTCGAAGCCGAAGAAATGCTGGCCGAGGATATCCAGACCGACGACCTGACCAACCGGTTTTTGCCGATCGGTTCCAGCATCAACAACATCAACGTGCGTACAGCGCACGATCAGATCTATCCGGCGCCGTTGAGCGGCGACACCGTGACGGTGATCGTCGAGGATGGCGTGATTGTCGGATCGATCAGCAGATCACTTCCGGCGATGGACTTCGGATCGTGGCCGGCTGGCGTTTCCTTGGTGCTCAAGATCAACGGTAGCGGACGGATCCATGGCGCCGGTGGTGATGCTGGCGGCGGCGGCGGTGGCTGGGGCGCGGATTTCAGCAGTCCAGGCAGTAATGGCACGCCGGGAACACAGGGTGGGGTGGCGCTCTATACCCGCGTTGCAGTCGATGTGGATACGCCAGCAACCGGCGGTCTCTGGAGCGGCGGTGGCGGTGGTGGCGGCGGTGGCGGCGGTGGTTTTGGATTTGGCGGCGGCGGCGGCGGCGGCGGCGGCGGTCAAGGGCAAGTTGGTGGTGGTCCAGGCAGTGATGGCAGCGGCGGGTCTGGCTCGTCGGGGAACATCGGCTCACCCGGCAGCGCCAGCAACCGTGGTGGCGGTGGTGGTGGAAATGACGGTGGCGGAAGCGGTGGAAACGGCGGTGAGGCCGGTCAATCGGGCGAAGCGGGTCACAGTGGCATTGGGGTGTTGATTGGTGGGAGCGGTGGGCCACCTGGATCGGCGGTCGATGGCGACAGCTTCCTGACCTTCATCGATACAGCTGGCGACGTGCGCGGACCGATGGTGAATTGAAATGGCCTATGCGGTATGGCAAGCCACGATCACGGATGCCGCTGGTAAAGTTCTCGCCGGCGTTACTATCGAGGTGAAACGCGAGATCGTCGGTCAACCACTGGCGACGATCTATGAAGATCGTGACGGCACGACACCTCTTGGCAATCCATTTTCGGTCGATGTCGAGGGCTTCGCGCGATTCTATATCTCGGGTGGCGCCTATCAGATCCGCGCATATAAGAGCGGATTCGAGCGACTCTGGCGACATGTCGCGATCGGTCTCTTGGGCGAAGCCGACACCGCGGAATTTCTGGAGCGCACCGAAACAACGTCCGGCGATATCGCGATCCAGGATTTCGATCAGATCGTGAAGCTCGCGCCGACGTCGCCGGCCACTCGCAACTGTGTGCTGCCTCCGGGCGCGGTGAAACGCGGTCCGGTGACAATCATCGACGCCAGCGGCGTGTGGGACAGCTTCGCGACGACCTTCAGCGTCGATGGTGGTGGACTCATCACGGACCAATCGAGCATCGTCGGTAGCGCTAAATACGGTTGGTACAATTTCGTGCCGTACGGCACGGGCTATCTTCTGAGGTGAGCAAGATCATGCGGAAATCCACCCTCGCGCTTCTTGCCCTTGTGCTGGCGGCCGCGGCCGCGTTCGGCCAGGGCGGCCAGGCGCCATCAGGTCGCGTTTCGGGCAACCCGGGTGCAGTCACGGCGCTGCCACAGTGGGCGACGCTGACGGCGATGTTCGATCGGGCCTTCTGCGCGACGAATGGGGATGTCGTCACGCGGCAGGCTGGCACGTGGGATTGCGAGGTCTACGGGACGTTCACAGGCGCCGTTCTGGCGACGGGAACGCTTTCGCCGTCGCAGATCACATCAAACCAGAACGACTACACCGGCGGCGGCTGTACGGCCGTCATCGCGCTACGTTTGTCGACCGACGCGAGCCGCAGTATCACCGGTCTGTCCTGTGGCCAGGCGCCCGGGCGGCTGATCACGGCCCTGAATATCGGCGCGCAGGATCTGGTGCTCGAGGATGAGGACGCCGCCTCGACGGCCGCCAATCGGTTTGCGCTTGGTGGCGACGTCACGGTAGGTGCAGGCCGCTCATTCACGCTTTGGTATGACGGTGTTTCGACGCGCTGGCGCGCAGTGGCGAGCCCAGCGGCCGCCGGTGTCGGTACGGGGACGGTCACGAGCGTTACCCTTACGCTGCCGACGTCGGTCTTTGACCTATCGGGCTGCACGATCACGACGAGTGGCACCTGCGCGATCACGTTCGACAACCAGAGCGCAAATACCTTCTTTGCTGGGCCTGCCTCTGGCTCTGCTGCGACGCCTGCATTCCGTGCACCGGTGGGATCGGATGGCGCGAGCAAAGTGCTATTGGCGTGTAGAACAGCATCGAGCTCATCGACACTCGATTTTGATAATCTCATCAGTGCGACCTATACGAACTATTCACTCGAATTGAGCGCGATCACTCCGGCGACAAATGATGCGGCGCTCTACATTCGGGTCGGAACTGGTGGAACGCCAACCTATCAAACAACCTCCTATCTATGGGGTGGTCTCGGAATCGGCGGCGGCGGTAATGTCGGAGTCGGGTCGACGACCAACTCAATCACCACAGACATCGCGCTTTCCGGTGTTGGTTCGAATATCCAGGTTGCGAATGCAGCGACCCGCGCAGGCGGGTTTGGTGGAGTTGTCGCTGTTGCCACCGGTGCCAGAACGAGCATCACTGTCTTGGCGACTTATGTGACCGGGGGTGGTTCGTATTCGACGATGACTGGTGGGGGATTTTGGGATGATGGGTCCGCGGCTGTGACAAGTCTGCGTTTGCGATTCAATACCGGCAATATTGCGAGCGGCACAGCCTGCCTATACGGCCATCGCATCACCTGATGCATCTTGTAATCGCCGTCCTCGCCATGGTGCTGGCGTGGAGCGTGGCGGCGCCGGTCTCGGCCGCGGCCAGGGGCGTCAAGGGCACTCAAGCTTCACGTGAGTTCGTCAGGTCTGGCGTGGCGGCCAGTCCCTCAAAACACATCAAGGCTCGCGTACACCGCTCCTCCATGGCTGTGGCGCCAACGCGGGGGCGTCCGCCCTTACCGGTTGCACGGCCGGCGGCGGACAACGGCACTGCCGCGCGGCTGACTTCCGGCCGCGCGGCGGCGCCCGACTTCGATTATGTGCATGGCGTGTTTCGGTTCGCGTCGGCGCACACCGCGTTCGCGCCGGTGATCATTCCCCTGCAACAATTCGAGGAGCTGATTCATGCAGCAAGAACCGGACGATGACGACGTTTTGGGTCTGCCGACGGTGGAGGCTGGACCGGGCCACGCTGTGATTCTGATCACGCCGCCGATCGGCGCGCTCGCGTACGAGGCTGTTGTGAAGTGTTGCCTTGCCGCCGCTGATCAGATTGTTGGCGCCGCCGCGGCGCTGGTGAACCAGGCAAACGCGATCTATGCCGACGCAGTGCAGCTCGCTGATGCGGTGCGTGGCGAGGCCGTTGGGTTGTCGGAAAGCATCGAGGCATTCACCGCGCAGGCGGCGGCGCTGCATGCACAATTCAGTGCCGAGCGCCAGCGGCTTGATCGCGGTGCTGCGGCCGCAGGCCACAAGCAGAACGGTAACGGCGCGCATGTGGCTTCTTGAGATCAAGTGCATGTCCGCCGCGTTCTGCTTGGCCTTGAGCCATCCGGATCTGGCGCCGCGCGAACCATTCGCGACCGCGCGCGCATGTTCCGCCGTGGCGGTTGCTGAGTCGAGCAAGGAGAAGTGGCGCAAGCGTCCCGGCAGCTATTCTTTCCGGTGCGTGAAACAGGGGCGTGATCATGCTCGTTGAGCAAGCCGGCGCCGCATCCGTTCCGCCATGGCTCGCCACGATGCGCGTGCTCCAGGGCACCGCAGAAAACACAGTCGACGCCGACAACCCGATCATCATGGCGTGGCCTCGAGAGATCGCGGCCTGCTTTCCGGAGATGAGCGCCTATTGCGCGCTGTTCACCGGCGACGAAATCGCATGGTGCGGCCTCACGGTCGCGATCGCGATGGCTCGCAACGGCATCCGTCCGCCGTTTGGCTCGATCGATACGACGCGCTTCCTATGGGCCGACGCGTGGCGCGGATGGGGTGTGCCGCTCTCCGAGCCGGTACCGGGCGCCGTGCTGGTGTTTCCGCATCACGTCACGCTCTACCTGCGCACCGAGGGCGAGCACTATGTCTGCCTTGGCGGAAACCAGTCCGACCAGGTCCGCGAGAGCCGCTATCTGGCGAGCGAGTGTGTCGCGATCCGCTGGCATGGAACGAACGCGTTTTTTGCCGCAGCTGCTGCGCCGAAGAAACGTTTCCTCTCGATCACCGCCACTGTGTTCGGTGGTGTCGGCGACGAGCAGAGCGTCAAATACCCGGACGTCGCATCAGGATGGCAGAACCGATACGGCGTCGCGTTGCCGAATGCCTTCAAGGGTAAGCGCCCGCAGGTTCGCGTGACGTATTCCGGCAAGTCGGTCGTCTGCGACATCGTCGATCTTGGGCCGTGGAACATCAGCGACCCCTATTGGGAGACCGGAACCCGGCCGCAGGCCGAGGCCGGAATTGACCGCTTCGGCCGCTCGACCAATGGCGCCGGCATTGACCTGACACCCGCCGCAGCAGCAGCGATCGGGCTGCCTGGGAAGGGATTGGTCGATTGGGAGTTCGTCGCCGATCAGATCGATCCCGTGCTCGATCCTCAGATCGACACCCCGATCGAGTGCATCCTTGAGACGTTGCAGGTCCTGCGCGAGCTGCTCGAAGTGCTTGTGCCAATCATCACCAACATTATGGAGCGAAATCAGATGGCCGACCCGATAAAGCCCGTGACGCCAGCCGGAGCCTTGGCCGGCCGAGGCCTCGATCCGAACGCGATCGCGATCGTGGCGCAAATCGTCGAGATTCTCTTCGGCCTTATGCGGCGCCCCGGCAGTGTCCCGACCTCGGTGTTGGTCCAGCCCGAACCTGCATCTCCTGCGCCTCCCGTCATTCCAGCGCCCGTGGTTCCCGTCGCTCCCGCGCCCGTCACGCCGTCCGTGCAGAACCCAGGCGTTCAGATCGGTGCCTTCGGCCTGGCGATCAGCACGGTGCTGCAGGCCTTCGGCGTCGTCGGCACGCCGTTCGGCATTGGCGATGCTCCGACACAGACCGGGACGATCGCGACGCTGGTGCCCGCTCTCACCGGCCTGGTGGGGATGACCGGCGGCTGGGGCGCGGCCTTGAACATCGGCCTGAAACTCCTTGGCGCGTTCGCCGGCGCCGCGAAGAAATGAGACGTGCCGCGTTTGTCGCGGTGCTGCTGTTGATGGCCGTTGGCTCAGCCGCCGATGCGGCGAGCGACATCAGGATCGAGCGGGCAATCGAGAGGGTGAGGCAATGGCTTTGGCCGCACCGCCGAACGCCCGTAGTGCCGGTGCCGGTGTCCATACCAAGGCCGTTGCCGTCGCCACCGGCGAACCGTGACGAGCTCGTACCGCAGCTGCCGCCCGCTGCGATCGCGCCACTCCCGGTCGTGCCAGAGGTGGTGACGCCAACGCCTGAAGTGAAGGCCGAGCCGATTGTGAAGCCGACGGATAAGGCCAAGCCGAAGGTGAAACAGCAGGGCAAGGCTAAGCTGCAAAGCAAGGCACCCGCGCGCGCGGCCGATGACGGTCCCGACCTTCCGTATTCCTGCTTGGAGGTCCGCACCGCCGCGGTCATTTATTCGCAGGAGTATCTGGAGGCTGAAGGCCTGCGCCGCGGGCTGACCGCGAAACAGAAACGGCAGGCGCAAGCCTGTTTCCTAAAACGGTGAACGCATCCACAACCGAAGGATTTGCCATGCCCGAGATCAGAGCGGTCATCTCCGATGGCCTCAACCTGCGGAGCTCGCCGAGCATCTCCGGTCAGGTGTTCGATTCCTTGCCGAAGGGTGATGTCGTTGAGGTGCTGTCACGCTCCGATGCGACGCAGCCCTGGCTGCATGTCAAAGTGCGCCGTACCGGCCAGCACGGCTATGTCAACGGAAAATATCTGAGCGAGGCGCGCCCCGATACGCAACCGGCGCCGGCACCACTCGAGCCGATGCCAATGCCGGCCGGGCAGCGGGTGCATCCTCTTGTGTGGGTGCTCGGCGTCATCGTGGTGCTGGGCACCGCCTTGGTGTTCCTGTTTCGACATTAGCATCCATAACCAACAACGGAGACGAGACCATGTCGATTGACCAAGCTCTCACGACACGCGTTCAGACCAAATCTGCGTTCCTGAGCAAGATCAACTGGACCCAGGTCGGCGCCGCCGTGATGACGCTGGTCACGACCAACGCGCTCGGCCTCGACGATGCGACGCAGGTCAAGGTCTTGGCGGTGACGACGCTCGCTCAAAGCGTGCTGACCGTGGTGCTCAAGACCTGGTTCACGAGCACCGTCACACCCGAGTCGTTGCCGGCAAATCCGCCGCGGGCTTGAACACAAGCGGGCCAGTCGGAAGCTTGCAACGACCGACCGGCCCTGACCACCATGAAGGGGTAAGCCTCCATGACGGCTGCGGAAGTCTCCCACAGAAGATGCCTCCGGAGGCGGTTCCGGCCTACCACGGCGGAACAGCATGGCTAACAAGAACCTGACCGACGATGAGGTTCTGGCCGAGCTCAAGAAGCATGGGTCCGAGCTTCTGGAGATGCTCGAAACCTATGAGCGCTCGCGCTGGATGGGCCGGTTGCTGTGGAAGTGCGGAATCGTCCTCGGCGGCGCAGCGGCGGGCGCGGTGGCCTTCAAGCAGAATATTCTGACGTTCATCGGAAAGGGTTGATCCATGATCTCGATCACCCCGCGCCGCGCTTTGACCTGGTCGTTGGAGAACATGATTGTTCTGCCATTATTGGCCGGCTTGGTGTTCGGCGCCGTGGTGTACGATCGTAGAGATCCACTCGAATATATCAGTGGCGAGATACTGCCAAGTGCACCGGTGCCAGGCGATCGCGTTGTCGTGCGCTGGAAAACTCATTGGTACCGCGCTTGCGAAGCTGTTGTCTCGCGGGAAATCGTCGGCTCTGATCTCGTTGTTCGTCCATACCTGAAATTCGATCTAAGAATCCCGACCAGGATGGGTGAGCAGGTATCAGACAATCCTTTTGCGCTCAGCGAGACATTGCCGCACGGACTGACGTCATATCGAGCGACGCTGCGTTTCCCCAATTGCGGTGTCACGAGCTGGTTTGTCCCGCTGACGGTGCAGACAGGGGATCTGTTCTTCCAAGTGAAGTAAAGTTCGATCGCGCGCAGATTTTGAGGGGGCCGTCCGTGAAAGCGGGCGGCCCTATTCAGTAGAGGCCGCAATTACAAGACGCCGCGTGGGATCGATGTCCTCATCGAGGTCGCCCTGCTGCTCGTGGTCATCGTTTCGGCCAAGCGTCGCTGCATGGTGGCGCGCGACGGACTTTCGCGGCCGCGGCCGCATACTTCCTAACAACTTCGAACCGGGAGACTGCCATGACGTGGCTCCGCACCGCGGCGATCGTCGCTGCTCTGATCTTTCTGTCGCTCGGCCTTCCCGTGCTGGCGCAGCAAGCGCGCGTCTCGATCTGGCCGAGCGAGCTGGCCAGTGGGTCGACGCCGTTTCGCATCGTGAGTGCGGCCACCACCAATGCCACCAGCATCAAGGCCACGCCGGGCAACGTCTACGACATCACCTGCGTGAACCAGACGGCGACGAAATATTATCTCAAGTTCTACAACAAGGCGTCGGCGCCGACCTGCAACACCGACGCCGTCTACGCCGGCCCCTATCCGATTCCGGCCAGCACGGACGGCAATGGGTTCTCGATCATCTTCGGAGCCGTGGGTCGCGAGTTCACGACCGGCATCGCTGCCTGCATCACCGGCGGCTCGGCCGACAACGACGCCAGCGCGGCCGCCACCGGCGTGTTCTGCAATGGTGGCTACAAGTGAGCGCCCGCGTCCGCGACTTTCTGGCCGTTCTGTGCATGGCGATTGTCCTGCTCGGCGCGGCCGCGGCTTGGGCCAACATGCTGCTCAAGGGTGTCGGGTCGTCCGCGCCCGGCACGCCACCGGCGGCATGCGCCGACCCGTCGCTCGATCTGTCCGACGTGGACGGGTGCTACACCTACTATATCCCCCTCTTACCAGGACTCTGAGCCATGATCCGATCACTGCGGTTCATTCTTCCCACGGCATTGCTGCTGACGTTTTTCGGCGGCTACGCGCTCGGCGACTATGCGTTGCCGGGTTTCGCCAATTTCTTTTCATTCACGGCCGGCGGCAAGGTGCAGCCCGCTGTAACCTTGGTCAATTCGTCGTCGGCCGAGGTTGGGATCACGGCATTGCCGCTGCAGGTGGGCGGCGCTATGACGCTTGCCGCGCCGACCAGTGGCGGGTGTACGCCCAACAAGCTCTTGAGCGCGGCGTCGACCAACTCGACCAGCATCAAGACATCGGCCGGTCTGCTCTGCAAGATTGTGGCGGTCAACACCACGGCGACCGTCTATTTCCTGAAATTCTACGACACCGCGTCGGCGCCGGCATGTGCGTCTGGCACAGTGGTTGCGACCTATGCGGTGCCGGCGTCGACCGGTGCCGATGGCGTTGCGGTTCCGCTCGGTCCCTATGGCGAAAGCTATCCCAATGGGATCGGCATGTGTCTCACCGGCGGCATCAACGATAACGACAATACGAGTGCCGCTCCCGGCGTCACCATCTCCTACAGCTTCAAGTGAACCCGGCCCGTTGGCCGTTATCAAGGATCATCATCATGCGAAATTGGCTTCGAACGATCGTCGTGGCTTGCATCATCTCGCTGGCCGGCGGCTATGTGTTGGCGGACTACACATTCAAGGATTCCGGCGGTGTAGTGCAGACGGCGTTTTCGTTCGTCTGCTCAACCTCGAAGGTGTGTCCGGCGACGGTTCTGATCAATTCATCCAATATTGAGGTTGGAACCGCAGCGGTTCCGCTGCAGGTCAGCATTGCCAATACGGGGGCGAATGCAACGGCTGCAAAAGTCAACATAGCATCGGGTGGCGTCGCCTCGGGTGCTGTGGCGTCCGGCGCCTATGCATCCGGGGCTTTCGCATCCGGCGCGGTCGCGTCTGGCGCTGTGGTCGATCTTGGAGCCCAGGCCGATACCGCTTGCGCCAGCGACAACGGCAGCTGTTCGCTGATCGCCTTGCAAAAGCGCACCAACCAGAATCTCACCTCCGGGATTGTGGCGGTCGGGACGCCGGGGGTGCCGAGCACGACCAACGTGCTGTCGGTGCAGTCACCCTGCAACGCCACCGCGATTTATGACGCCTCGACCAACGGCTCCACGGAGCTTGTCGCGCTGACCTCAGGCAAGACGATTTATGTCTGCGGTCTGTCGATCTTGGCCGGCGGCACCGCGAACGTAAAACTGATTTACGGCACCGGGACGGCCTGTGCGACGGGCTCCACCAATCTGACCCCGGCTTGGCAGCTCACCGCCCAGGTCGGCCTGGTGAATTCCAATGTGCCGCCGGCGTCGCTGGCCACCGCCGCGAGCAATGCGCTCTGCATCAACACCTCCGCCGGCCAGCCGGTGCAGGCGATGGTTCACTACTTCAAGACGCCCTGAGAAGGATTTAATAAGATGGCCAAGCTGCTGATCCCCCGGCGCCGGTTTCTTCTCGGTGCCGCCGCGACACTATTCATTCCGGCTGCACCGGCGATCATCCGGCCGGCGGCCGCGCAACTGATGCAGACCGGCGCGGGAAAGAAGGCCGGTGGCGGTGGCGGTGGGGGCTATGTCGGCCCCGGTGATGTCGTTAGTGGAGCTGTGGTGTGGTGGGGCATTCGCGCCTACACGCAGGCCACCATCGGCGCCAGCCTGATCCGCGTTCGCCGCGACAGCGATCAGGCCGAAATGGACGTCGTGTCTGCGGCGGGTGGCAGTCTCAATTTGGCGTCTGTTTTCGATAGTTGGGCTGGTGGAGCAAACGTATTTGTCACCACGTTTTACGATCAGTCCGGAAACGGACGAAATCAAGGGCAAGCAACTGCGGGACTACAAGCTCAACTTATCAACACGGGTCTCGGCCACGTTCATTTTGTTCGTGCGACAGGCGGAGCGTACTTGGCAACGCTGGCGGCTGGCTCGCAGCCCGTCACCCTCAGCACCGTGGCCAAGCGCACGGGCAACTTCACCAATACGCAAGGCATCTGGGGTGGCGTATCACGGGGCGCTGAGTTCGGTGTCGGCGCCAACACATTGGGTGTCTATGGCGGCACCGATTTGCTCGCAACTGCAGCGGATAACACGTGGCATGCTCTGCAAGGGGTGATGAATAGCACGTCGTCCGTCATCAACATCGACGGCACCGATACCACCGGAGACGCCGGTACAGGCTACCCAAATACATTTTGGCTTATCGGCCAGTTCGGCAGCTCGTTCCTGGATGGTGACTTCCGTGAGGGCGGGGCTTGGGATGCTGCGTGGGATGCCACTCAACGGGACGATGTTACGGCTAATCAACAGACATTTTGGGGCTTCTGATCACCAAAATGATTCTGCTCTCTCCTCATCCATTATCGGTCGGCGCGTGTACTCCCATCCCTGGGGTACGCGCCGACGCCAGACGTATCCGATGGTCAGCGATCCGTCGCGTGTCCTCACCGGGATGAAGACATTCCACTTGTGCCAGTAGAACCGGTTGGCCGGTCGCTCGCGCTCGTAGCAGAAGCGAACCCAATCAATTGCGCTCATTTCACACCAAACAGTGCAAAGCCGGGCTCGACCAAAAATTGCATGGCGATCAGCAAGAGCCAGGCGCCGATCAGGCTGTAGACTACGAAATGATACATCAAAAAATACAATCACAACCACAGCTCGTCGGCAAGGGGGTCTAATCCGTATGGCTAAGGCTCTGAAGTTCAGTCGCTCAACGCGCTCGTCCCTAGAGCGGCAGCGTCAAATCCTGACGGCCGAATTTTACCATTTTTTTGAGCGTAATCCTGTTGCCTACTTCCTGCAGCGCCTGCAGGCACCGGCCATCGGTGCTCGATATGCGACCGCCGTTCGTCGAGAGCAGGATGAGCATTGGCAGCGACAGGGCGTCCGCGAGTTGAGGCTCTCTCGCCGCATGTTGCTGAAGGCGTTCGCCGCCACCGCCGTGGTGGCAATTGCAACCGGCGTGCCCGGCACCGTCAATGCCGCGCCGATCACCCTGCGCAACATCGGCATGGTGGCGCCGGATATCGTCTGCATCGAGCTTTTGGATGAGGAGTTAATCCAATATCCACTGGTCGCCACCACAGCGCCGTCTGGCGGGACGATCACCGGCATCGTCGCCAATGCCTCGGGCGGCATGCGGGTTACTGTTGCCAGCGCCAAGAGCTATACATCCCCGGTCCTGCTGGCGGTCAAGGGCTGCGCTAACAATGGCTCCGGCGCGATCAGGCTCACGGTCTACGACACCGCCGACCTGAATGCTGGCAGTCAAATCTACGTCTACAACACCGGAGGCGTGACGGCCGCAGAGGGTCAGTGGTCGTTCACGATCGTCGACGGTACGCACATCGACCTCACGGGCTCGACATTCAGCGGGACGTTTACGTTCGGAGGATTTTGCAGCCAACTCGCCAACAACGGCGTGCCTGGAGAGACCAGCAACATCCGTAGCGTGGTGGGGACCGAAGAAGCCAACGGCGCCTGTTGGGGTGCTCTGTGGTCCTCAACCGAGATCGACATCATCGACTACCTGCCCTTGAATTCGATGTTCTTCTCGACCTCTGCAAACTGGCACATGCGGGGAGCTCCGCAGCTCGTCAATGCTTACGTTTCTGGCGGGACGATCACGAGACAGGGCAACCTTGAGACCGCCACCAATCCGTTCACGAGCGCGAGCGAGACGGCATTTCGTTGCGGACGCAATAACAACTACCTGAAATTCAGCGGCGGGAATAGCTACGATCACATCGATCGAACAGCCGCCGATCTTCTATCAAACTGGGGGACCATAGGAGGACTAACAGTTGATGCGGTCTATCGCAAGTCGATGCCGTATCAGCAGGCACAGAACCTTTTCGAAAAACAGGCTCGGATGCGCCATTACCTGTTCCTCAAGCTGAGCGGAAACCTTGCGCAGACGACGCACTCGATTGATCTCTCGCATATCGGCTTGAGTGCCACGCAAGAATTTATCTGGAATGACAAGCTAGCGAGATCGCAGGCGATCCACACGACACAGCACGGTCATCGGCCGAGCGACGTGTACAAGAAAGGCAAGCTCTCGATTTGGGTTCCGGGCCATGGCTCCGAGGAAGGCGCGGTCAATTATTCCACATATGGGCTGGTGGGAGCCAACAAGGCGCACCTGATCAATGAAGCCGGAACCATCGTTCATACGTTCGATGTGATGCTGCGGATATCTCCAACCGACTGCGAGCCCAGCCGTATCACCGCCAGCAATGTCCGAGGCGTCGCGAACGGAAGTATCTCTACCATTACGGACAACGGCTCCGGCGCCATTCGCATTACGCTGAATTCCGCCGTCTTCCCTGGCACTGCAACGCCAAGCGGCGGAAACAAATTGCTCGTGACTGGCGATCGCGTTCTCATCCGCAAGACGCTTGGGCAGTTCGGCTCCACCGTTCCGAGTGCTCTTGGTCAGTGGCAGATCACCAAGATTAGCGAGCACGTGTTCGACCTGGATGGGTCGACGTTCGATGGTGGCACCTACACTGTCAATAACTACTCGATTCTCTCGCACCATCCGATGAGCAGTGTCACCAACAGGGTGGCGATCACCAATATTGACAAGACAGTTGTTCCATGTCGCGTGACGGCTCCAGGCCATGGGTTGCAAACCGGCGACACGATCCGACCGGAGGCGATTGGATTTCAGAACACATGGACGCCGGCCGGCGGCGGAACGAGAGAGCCGCGCGCCATCGACGGCGCCGGTAGGACGCAATTTAACACGCGGACCTATCTGGCCGTCAGGATCGACGACAACATCATCGCTCTACAAGATGCGGATGGCACCGATATCGATGCCACGGATCAGCCCCCATGGGTTGGCGGCGGCGGCTTCATCAACAAATTGAATAAGATGAACGGCGCGGGAACCTACGTCTACGATCTTGACTATTCGGGTTTTACGGGTGCCGGCCTGCATCGCCTCTACATTCCAGGACTTGGCGTCAGCGATGAGATGCGGTTCGACGATGAGGTGTGGAATGACGCCGCTGCCGTTCACGCGGCCGGCGACTATCATCAGCGATGCAGCACGGTTGATGGACGTTTCGGAACAACATACCCGGCACCGACATACTACGATGGCGTGGATGGCGTTAGAAAATATCGGAGCAATCTCCCCGTAGCGTTCTCAACTCAGAATCTCGCCATCACGAGCGAGGGCGCTCCGACTGGTCAAGGTGGATACTCGCCATGGATCACGACCACGCGCATTGATGTCCGTGGCGGCCACATGGATGCTGCGGACTCGGACTGCTTCGCGCTGCATCACATGCTCGGATACTATGACTATCTGGAAGTGTGGGAGGTCTGTCCGGCCGCGCGCAACACGAACCATAACCTGCCTAAGGCCAGCGAGCTGATCGGCGGCATTTGGGACGCCTCTACCGATGCGTTGGGTGACTTGGGTCAAGCCGGAATTTGGGGGATCGACTTCTATCGACAGGCCATGGGCCTTGATGGTGCCACCATCGGCGGTCAAATGGCGTCATCTCAACCCGAAGGCGGAGATGTAGGGCAGAATTTTTGGGAGCCGTCTTGGATACATCGCGGCAGACATTTCACGTTCGCTGGCGATCATGCCTCGAACTACATCATCGCCGGGACTCTCGCTAAGGGCTCACGCGTTCTTACGATTGCAGGTATGACGGCGCAGGCGCTGGCATACAAGAACGCCGCGATCTTGATGTGGGATTGGGCTGAAGCAATTCGTACTTCTGCACCAAACGCGGCCGGTGCTCGCGATACGTATTACAAGACAGTGCTTGGATTGCAGACAGGTTTGGGGTGGTCTGATGGTCAATACGCGACCGCGCAGAACGCTCTCGACAATACTATCAATGTTCGTGGGTTTCGTTCCTTCGCCGCCGGCAACTTGTTCCGTCTGACAGGAGAGGTGGCCTACGAGACGGCTTTCATTGCGTCGTTTCAATCCGGCGCAAATCTAAGTCAGTACATCGGTCGTGGGATGTGGGAGTTCTCACATGGAAACCCGCAGACTGCCCCTGGGCAAGCTCTCGTCACCGGCTCTGAGGGTCAGTGGTACAACGGTCTTCAGTCATTGTGGGCGTACTACAAGCCGGTTGACTATTTCGGCAACTTCACGCCCGGCGTGAACGCCTACGAGAATATGCAAGACAACGCAACAGTGTTTGCGAATTTTGGAGGGTGGGGCACAACCATCTTCGAGTACGCATGGATGTTGATGCATCTGCATGTTCGAAGTTTTGAGATCAATGGGGTCTACGACCCGTTCCCGCTCGAAATTCTCCAGGGCGGCATGGTTCACAATCTTGGTGCCAACCAAGCTGGGGTGTCTCTAACGGAGGGAATCGGAGTTCGGCCGATCAAGGCGCAGCTTCACAATAACAGGGGCGCGTTTGGTGATGGGGTGAGACCGCGTGGAGTGTCTACCTTCTATTACGTCAACTTTGCTTTGATCGCCACATCGACGTTCTTCAATCTCGATAACGGGCCGGCCAACCAAACTTGTCAGTATCCAGATGAGGTTCAATTTCCAGGCGAGACAGCGAAGGTAATCACGCCGAGCTTCTTGAACTGGCCGCTGCTGGAGCCGCCGATCGAAGCGTCGCTGATCATCGCGGGGATGGAATACACAATTGCCGGCCAGATCATGCCGAATTACGCCTACTCGATGTACCTGAGCGCGTGGGATGCAAATGATCCATCAGGAACGCCGCCAACACCGGGCTGGCGGCCGCGCTTCGGCTCCAACGAAAATCACGTTCTGATCGATAGGCGGGCGGCATGATCAAACGGCTTCTCCTCGCGGCGCTGGTCGCGCTCGGCATCGGTGTTGCGCCTGCCGGCGCGCAGACCACTAGTT